AAAACTCGACGAATTAAACAAAAAGCTGCAAATCGATCTCGAAGAAAGAGAAAAAGAACTTGTTGCAGAAAAAGAACGCAACAAACAAAAAATTTTAGAAAAAGATAAAGACATTGCAACCTTAATTGCAAATGCATCTATTGCAAATGCTCAACAAAAAGTTGTATTAGATAGTCAAATCAAAAATTTAAAAAAAGAGAAAACCGAATTAGAAGCCACAGTAGAAGATGTAAAAACCCAACTTTCAAATATTCAGAATCAATTAAAAAACCTCGAAGAACAAATGCAGAAGGAAGCAGAAAAATGCAAAGAAGATTTGAAAACAAAAGAATCGGAAAATGAAGCTTTACAAACCAAATGTGATGAAGAGAAAGAAGCTTTGAAAAAACAGTTTGGTGGAAAAGAAGAGAATTTGCAAAAAGAAATTGAAGCGTTGAAATTACAGATTTCAAAAAAAGAAACATTCGACGATTTTAAACGAAAGCTCGCAGAATCCCTCAACCATGTCTATGTAGAGAAGCTGCAAAATGATCTTAAAGCATTAGATAAAAAACTGAAAGAGTTGGAAAAAGAAAAGTTGGAAAAAGCAAAATCTGATACAACAGACGACGCAGCATTGGCCAAAATACTTGCAGAAATTGAATCAATCAACGCCAAAATTGCCGAGATAAATGCAAAAATAGAGAATGATAGATTGATGTCGAAATTGAATGAAATCGGTAGTGAAATTGATGGTGTAAAAACCGATATCAATGCGCTTGACCATAAAGTGGAAAATAATAAAAACGAGGTTCTTGATAAGCTTGACCACCATCATGATAATATGAATTCTAACCATAACAATTTAATGAATGAAATTGATGATGTTGAACACTATTTAGATAATCAAACCCGTGAGAATGCTGAAATGATTGGTGAAAAGATTGACGCGCTTGATAAAAAAGTGGACCAACTTAACGCAAATGGAACAAACTCCAATGGAACAAACTCCAATGGAACAAACGCAATGGCCGATCCAAACCTTGTTTCCGATATTAGCGATAAACTTAGCACTCTTGAAGCAAAACTCGACAAATGTTGCAACAAACCAAACCCGGATATTAAAGCAGAATTCAATAAAAAGGCAATTGAAAAAATATTAGAAAAAATAAAAACAATTATGGTCAAACCATCTGACGCAGGAACAAACACAAGAACTGATTCCAATAGAGGAACTGATTCCAATACAGGAACTGATTCCAATACAGGATCAAAAATAGATTCTGATGAATATGGCTCAACAAAATTAATTACTAGTTTTGAATTGCCCAATTAAATTCTGGCATATAGTATATAATGTCGCGAATCGATTTAAGAAGTGTTAACATAACGCGTAAAAATGCAAAAATTCAATATACATATCCCCTAACAACATTTAAAAAAAATGGAACAAATTACAAACCAGAATATTCAATGAGTGAAAAAAATTTTACATTTGCAGATGACGGAATATTTTTTAGCGGTTATTGCACGGATATTTCAATTGTACAACCAACACATAACATTCAAAATGGAGTAAGCACTTCCCAGGACGCGGATTTAGTTCTTACCCATACAAGAACAACAAATGGAATCGGTGTTTTTTATGTTATAATTCCTTTAGTTCAAGATATTACTACAGCCATCGGAACTCAAAATGAAAAGACGGAAGTTAAAAAAATGATGGAAGCAAACCCCCCCAGCACATCGACTTCAACCAACGAATCACTCCCAGATTTCACTTTAAACATTGATTTGAAAAAAATAAAACCCAATATTACTTGTTATATTGATAATGCATCATCAAATTATGTTTTTGTATTTGATAAACCAATTCTGGTAGCTGATAAATTTGAGAATTTACAAAAATCCTCTGTTAATTTTAGTGGCATCAAATATAATATAAGCGGAAAGGGTAAGAAAAAAAAAACAACCAGCACGGCATTTATCGTAAAAAACAATCAAAATATTGAAGATGAAATTGAATGTGAATATGTAACGCAAACCGATGAAACAGCAAAACCCGTCGATAAAAAAAACGTTATGAAGTTTTTGTCCTGGGGTTTTATATTGTTGGGGATGACGTTATGTATGGTTTATGCGCTCACGCTGGTTTCAACTAAGCTAGAACCCGATGCGGCGAGCACAATTTTTATGGTTATTGGTGGTATTGGTATAGTATTTCTTGTATTTTATCTCCGCTTATTTTCACGAACGTCTTCAAAAAAAATCCAACATGGGTCAATGACTATGTTTTCAATTATAGTTATTTTATTGTCGTTGATGGGATATAATGGAATGTTGAAAAAACCGGCAGTTGTTGCGGTATAAAAATAAAAAGATGTGGTTTATCTTTTTATTTTTTTTCTTTTTTTATAGTTTTTAATGGTTTATTTAATGGTTTATTTAATGGTTTATTTAATGGTTTATTTATTGGTTTATTTAATGGTTTATTTATTGGTTTATAATGGTTTATTTAATGGTTTATTTAATGGTTTTTTTAATGGTTTATTTAATGGTTTATTTAATGGTTTATTTAATGGTTTATTTAATGGTTTATTTAATGGTTTATTTATTGGTTTATTTAATGGTTTATTTATTGGTTTATAATGGTTTATTTAATGGTTTATTTAATGGTTTTTTTATAAAATGAATGCTCGATGCATTTTGATTCTAAGGACGGTTTATGATTTTCCTTACTTGGGTGCGCTGCTCAATTGTCTGAGGGGAAGGAACCTGACCTTTAACGAATTTATTTGCCAAATGGTCGTTCGTCATCTTATACACGTATGTACTGTTTCCGAAAAAGTTGCCTTCACGTTGGTCGTGAGCGTATTGAACGAATTCAAACAGTTCAATATAGGTCAACTTCGGATACAGCATATGGAGGACCACAAGGGCAACGGTTCCGGTTCTGCCATGTCCTCCGGCGCAGTGCAAATAGACATTTTCGCCGTTGGTAATTCTGCGAACAATGTCTTCGGCCAGACGAACAATGATTTTTTCGTCAATCGTCTGCATGTCCTCAATTGGCACATGAACAAATCGATCCTTCGGCAAAGTGTCCCCGTATCTTGGATAATAGTCGCCTTTTGAGTAAAATCCGTACTCGGAATTCAAACAAACGAATGTGTCCAGACCGGCGCGCTTCAAGTATTCGAAATAATTGGGCTTGTCCGGGTATCCGCCGACAGCGAATGCACCGTACTTAGAACCGGGAGTTTTGCGAAAGAGCCAGTTGGACTCGTCAGTTGGGCCAGTGAAATAGGGGTCTCGGTCGTCGTATTCTTTGGCGTATCTTTGACCAACAATCCAGTTTTGGGAGCCTTCATATTCAAGCTTGGGCAAATGTTCGTCTTCGGTCTTTTCTTCGGATGAAGAAACACAACTTCCGATGGAAAACATGGAAGAAATGTCTTTGCCGACAGAAACGCAACTTCCAATGGAAAACACGGAGTCTTTCTTTGATACAAATTCCATTGTATAATAGTTAGCGGGATTAAGTTTAGCGGGATTAAGTTTAGCGACGGGTATTAATTAATGTTGGAATATATTCTGATTATGAACCAGAATATATATTTATTTTGCTTTCTGTAAAAATGCAAAAAAAGAGTTCAATTTTTAAAGGAAACCTACGGTTTCCTTTTGAACCTTCCCTTTATTTTTATAAAAATAGTAAAAATAAAGGAAAGACTATTTGGTTATCTTTAATGACCCCTTCTTTTAATTATAAAAATAGTAAAAATAAAGGAAAGACTATTTGGTTATCTTTAATGACCCCTTCTTTTAATTATAAAAATAAGGGAGGGGGTCATAGGGGGGACCGTAGGTTCCCCTATAGGGCGGTCGCATTATGGATATCCGACGAAACCGGTTTGTATTCGCTCATCGTATAGCTAATCAAACTGCTTTTTCCAACCGGCGCCATTTTTTCTACAACTTCTTCCTCTAACGATGCAGCTACTGGCGGGTTCATTGACGCTAACTCGACGTCTTTCTTAGCCTGAGACGGTGTGTACATCATCATCGGCACGCGGTTGTTCACACGCGCACTTCTTCTCACAATCTCGTAAGCAACAAACAGAAAAACAACACCTAAAACTGGATTGTAGTTCATGAAAACATAGAGGGTTAGTAAAAGGATTCCGACCATTCCGAGAGAAGTGTCAATATAGGCAGCCATAATTTCAGGAGGATAGATATCCATAACCAGGTAAATTATAAAAAGCGCGAGCATTCCGAATTCCATTTTGGATAAAGATTGATAATAAGATGAAAAGTTCATTGCAAATATATATTATAGCAGGAGGATTTTAAGGGAACCAAGGTTCCCTTATGATCCCTCCTTTGAAAAATAATATTAGTATGGGATCGTAAGGGCGTAAGCTTCGCTGAATATCATGTTTCCCTTAAAAGGAGGGGTCATAGGGCGTAAGCTTCGCTGAATACCTTGGTTCCCTTAAAAGGGAAGGTTCAAAAGGAAACCGTAGGTTTCCTTTAGAGTTTTCAAAACAAATTAGAAATAATTCTAAATATATATCTAGTTCACGAAATGAAGCCCAATTTTTATAAGAAATCTAAGAAAACCGTTTTCCAAGAAATGCCTAAAACTCTCTCGACATATCTGGGTCCAAAGGGATATACTATACCCAAATCTGAATTGACGGAGGACCAGCTCAAATATATCAAAGAAACCCTGACAATCCGTCCTCAAACCCCCGGTGCGCCAATGGCAACAACCGCTTCTTTCCCAGCGTATCGCGAATCCACGCAAAAAATCTATGTTCCGCGTTTTTTCGGAACCGACAATTTCGGCGCTCCCAAGCAGGTCAAAATCCCGGAAGGCGACGACATCGACGTCCCGTTCGCAGGTTCGTTGCGCGATTATCAGCAGGATGTTGTCAAAGCATATACCAAATCGTGCAGTGGCGGATTGGTCACGCTCGGGTGCGGTGCAGGCAAAACCGTCATTGGGCTAAATATCATTTCCACGATGAAAAAGAAGACGCTTATCATCGTGCATAAAGAGTTTTTGCTCAATCAGTGGATAGAGCGTATCCAGCAGTATTTGCCGACTGCACGCGTTGGCCGAATCCAGGGTCAAATCATCGACATTGAAGGAAAGGACATCGTCATCGGAATGTTGCAGAGTCTTTCCATGAAAGATTACGCGGATTCCGTGTTTTCATCCTTTGGCTTACTCCTGATCGATGAAGTCCACCACATTGGTTCCGAGGTGTTTTCGTGTTCTCTGTTCAAGATTGTCACCAAGTATACATTGGGTTTATCGGCAACCATGGATCGGAAAGACGGAACCACCTTTGTGTTCAAGATGTTTTTGGGGGATATTTTGTACAGGATGACCGAGAAGAAGCAGCGGCACGTGCAAGTCCGCGCAATCCAGTACCAAAGTGGCGACCGCGAATTTGCAAAAGTGGAGTATGATTTCCGGGGCAATCCGGCGTTCAGCACGATGATATCCAAATTGTGCGATTACAGGCCGCGCACCGATTTCATCATTCGCGTTTTAAAAGATATGTTCGTAGAGAACCCCGACCAGCAAATCATGGTGATTGCGCACAATCGGAGCATTTTGACCTATATCCACGACGCGATTTTGGAGCAGAAGTTTGCGACGGTGGGCTACTATGTGGGCGGAATGAAGGAGTCCGCATTGAAAACCACCGAAGACAAACAGGTGGTGATTGCAACCTATGCGATGGCGGCGGAAGGTTTAGACATAAAAACCCTTTGCACGATTGTTATGGTGACGCCCAAAACAGACATTGAGCAATCCGTGGGGAGAATTCTGCGTTCGGACCACGAAATGCCGATTGTGGTGGATATTGTAGATAGCCACGAACCGTTTCAGAAACAATGGGTAAAGAGACGGGCGTTTTTCAAGAAGGAGAATTACCGGATTATTAAGACGAACAGTTCCAATTATGACCCAGACACAAATGGTTGGGAAGTGGTTTATGAACCGAAAGTGAAGAAAGACGCAACTGCAAAAAAAGAAAATGAATCAGAAGAAGAAGAAGAAGAAGATAATGAACCAAAACCAGAGAGAAAATGCAATATTGATTTGTCGTTGTTTGAATAAATGTTTAGCAAAATTTTGTGTACAAAAATTAAAATATCGTGGATTTGTATAAAAATGGTAAAAGCATATTACTATCAAAGTGAGGATGACAAAAAAGCGCGCAGAAATCCTATTATTTTGACACTTGACATGGAAGGACATATCACTACAGTGACTGAGGTGCAACATGGTATTCGCGGCTCAGTAGAAAAAATAACTTCTCCGATAACATTGAAACAATATGTGGAAGACAATCAATTAATTGAAGGTCCAAATACTAGTGTATCTTTGTTTTCATCATCGGCCAAAGGTGGAAAGCGTTCCAAGAAACAACGCAAGTCCGTGCGAAAACTTCGTCGCAAAACTGCTAGTCGCAAAAATGATAATCGCAAGAAATAAATAATGTGCGTATAAAATCATTTGGATAAATGGTTTTATGTAAAATAAACACCAAAAAGCGTAAATAAAAGGGAAGGTTCAAAAAACCGAATACCTACGACCCTTTCCTTTTTTCCTTTTATAAAGGGAAGGTATAAGCAAAGCAAAAAAGGAAACCGTAGGTTTCCTTTAAAATTGAAAAATAGATAATACTTAAACAGATAAAGATATAATAAATACACCCAACCAATTCAATTAAATATAATTTTAGAAAATGGACACAACTCAACAATCACGACTTACCAAAGCGGAATGGGACTCAGTAGAAGTCCCCGTTTCCGACGCCGAAAAGCGCGTACTCAACCTGATTATTGCCGGATATTTTGACATAAACATCCGACAAAACAACAACAAATCATTGCTCAGTTATGCAAAGATTGAAAAGAGCGATATGATAGAGACCTTCTTCTACAAGAGTTTCTTCCAACCGATTGTGTTGGATATTGCGAATAAGTCAAAAGAACCCACGATTGCGAATTTTGACAAGACCATAAAGGAAGGAAAATCCGACAAGATTAAGACGGCGGACGCAATCCGAATTAAAAATATGACCGCAAACATTGAGACAATGCGTCCAAACATCATCGAGTTCATCTATCTGGGATTCGTCAAAGAAATGATGACATTGTTTCACAATGAAAAGAACCGGTACGCGTTTTATTTGTACACACTCATCCAGTTGCGAAACATCCAGGTGGAGAACATCAACAAACACGTGTTGGAGTTTATGGATATTTGCATCCAATTCGTCAATTCGAAAACCGCACTTTCAAACATCATCCACAATGCATACGACTTTATTGAGAAAAACTCAAACATCTACAATTACGGAGACATCGCCCTGTACGACCACCAAAAACGTTTATTCACCAGGTTCAAAGACACGCACGAAGTGAATTACGACACTCGGGCAAATCTGGTTCTGTACATTGCGCCCACCGGAACCGGCAAAACACTTTCGCCCATTGGATTGTTGCCCTATCACCGCGTGATTTTCGTGTGTGCTGCGAGACACGTCGGATTGGCACTGGCGAAATCGGCCATATCCGCGCAAAAATGTGTTGCATTTGCATTTGGATGCGAAACCACATCCGACATTCGTCTCCACAATTATGCTGCGTCTAGCTACAAAATCAATAAAAGGTCGGGCGGCATTGGCAAAATAAACAACGAGGTGGGAGACAAAGTGGAGCTGATGATTTGCGACGCCAAATCGTATTTGACCGCGATGTATTATATGATGGTCTTTAACGACAGAGACCGAATCATAACTTATTGGGACGAACCGACCATCGGTCTAGATTGCGCAGAACACCCGTTGCACGACATCATCCACAAAAACTGGTCGGAAAATAAAATACCAAACATTGTATTGTCTTCCGCGACTTTGCCCAAGGAAAGCGAGTTGATGCCGTTGATTATGGATTTCCGCCAAAAATTCAAAAACCCGATGATAACAACCATTCAAAGCTACGATTTCAACAAGTCCATATCGATTCTCAATAAATCGGGGTTCTGCGTTTGCCCCCACAATATGTTTGAAAAATACAGAGAAATGCAGGAGTGCGTAGAATACTGCAGTGAAAACCGGACGTTGTTGCGTTATTTTGACCTGAACGAAATTCTGCGATTTATTGATTATCTGCAGGAATCCGGCAGTATCCCGGAACATTTGTCGGTTGACCGCTATTTCGAAAACGATATTTGCAAAATTAAGATGAACAGTATCAAAATGTATTACTTGGAACTCATGAAAAACATCGAAGAAGACGCATGGCCGAGAATCCACAATTATGTGGTGGCAATGATGCGACGAAAGTTTGACAAAACCGAGATCAAGAAAACAACCAGTCTGTCAAATACCTCGGTATTTTCATCGGGAAAACCACTTGCAAGAACGGCGAGCGTTTCTGCCGAACCGTCTTTTGTGGATAAGGCCAAGGCGAGTTCACTCGCATCCGGTGGAATATTGCTTACGACAGCAGATGCACACACATTGACCGATGGCCCCACCATTTATTTGACGGAAAACATCTCGACCATTGGCAACTTTTACATCCAGCAGTCCAACATTCCCAAAAAAGTGTTTGATGAAATGATGCAGAAAATCGCATACAACAATATGTTGTTGGAAAAAATCGCAAAGTTGGAAGCGAAATTGGAAGATGAACTGAAAGGCGTCGTTGTGAAAGACAAAAGCAATATGAACATTGACGATTTGAAGACGACCGCGGCGGACCGAATCGACACCGAAATCGAAGATTTAAAATCGCAATTTAAGGTTTTGTCGCTGGAAACGGTGTATGTTCCAAACACGACCGAACACCAAAACATTTGGATTCCCAAAATGGTAGAGAACGCGTTTATTCCGGCCATTGACTCAAACACGACGAAGCGTGTTATGGAACTGGTCATTGACGACAGACTCAAAATATTATTGTTGCTCGGAATTGGCTCGTTTGAGTACCAGGAAAACGTTATGTATACCGAAATCGTTAAGGAAATGGCCAACCAGAAACGACTGTTTATGATTATTGCATCTTCAGACTACATTTATGGAACCAATTACCAATTTTGCCACGAAGTCATTGGCAAAGACCTGACCAATATGTCGCAGCAAAAGACGATACAGGCGCTCGGAAGAGTTGGCCGAAACAATGCCCAACAAGACTACACGGCGAGGTTTCGAGACGATGCGATTATATATAATTTGTTCAAACCAATTACTGAAAACATCGAGGCGAGCAATATGTGCAGACTATTGGTTACAGATGATGAATAGGGTAAGGGAACTCGCCGTTCCCTTATGAACCCATGCTACATAACAATTTTAAATCCAATTTGAAATTGTTTTTTTTAAAGGAAGGTCAAATGGCGGAAGCAAAGCTGAACACATTGGTTCTCTTTAAGGGAAGGTTCAAAAGGCGTAAGCAAAGCTGTATCCGTAGGTTTCCTTTAAGGGAAGGGGTCAAAGGGGAAACCGTAGGTTTCACCTTGTATTGACGAAAAACTCCCTACTCGAATCTAGGTCTTTATAATCCCGATCAATCTTAGTCGGCAGAGCAAACGGCACGGCCAGAGTGCTGATATCCTCGCGATACTTAATGTATCCGACCGCCTCATTAAAGACATTGGAGACAGCATAATCCAGCACTAGTTTATTAAGTCGCTCCACCTGTGCAGTGATTCCAGTCGGAAAATGCTGGGCGTACTGCATATAAATGCTTCGCATAATGATTTTCAAGGTGTCTGGATTCTGCGGGAGAACCGTGAATTCTTGATTGGACATTTTGTAAACGCCAGCGCGAATTCCATTTTGCAATATTTGCATATTTCCTGCAGAGAAAAACACGCGACTCAGCATATTGTCTTCCCATTCTCCGGCAATGGCACCACGGTATTCGGTGGCTTTGTTTTTAATGGCGATTTTCTCTGCAATCTGGAACTGAATGGCCGGATCGGGCTCGTCCATCAAATTCACGCGACCGTTGTATCTTGCTAAATCCAATATTTTATTATTGTAGGCATTTGAAATAGATGAACCAGGTTTAGACATAATAAAATAGATGCAGACAATTTTATAGAGAACTAATATATAATAATGAATTTTTTAGGACAAGGACAAGGACCAGCACCAGCCCAAGGAATCGGAGACAAAGTGTCTGCAGGACTAAATTCAATTACTTCTGGAATCAGTTCTGTTACTTCAGGAATAAGTCAGTCCGCCCCTGGAATTGATAGTTTTTACACAATGGTCGTGGCAATTGCAGTTATTGTATTAATTCTCGTTTTAGCATTTTTGGGATGGACAATGTCTAAACAGAAAGCAACCGACACTTTCCCCAAACTCCAAACACCTTGCCCCGATTTTTGGGAAATCACTACTGATTCGGCAACAGGAAAAACTTACTGCAAACAACCTGCGCCAAATCAGGTGAATTATGGAAGCGACAAAGCCAGCACAGACGCAAAAGGTTTCAAAGACGGCGTGTTTGATTTTGCAAACGATGGATGGTCTGCCGGCGGAAACGCCGTTTGCGGCAAAAAGAAGTGGGCGAATTTGCACGGAATTAACTGGGACACTGTCACCAACGCCAACTATTGTTAAACATTAATCCACGGGTTTTTCATTGGCATATAACACGTATACATTGCTGCGATTGTTGCTAAACCGGCAATCACACCTCTCGATATGTTGTATTTTTTAACTACCATTTCATATAATTTATTAATTGGTAATTCGGCGTCTGTCGTATCATAGTTTTCTTGATAACTCGACGAAACACCTTTGAACGGACCGTCATCCGTTGTCATTTTTTTAAGATACTCGTTAAATTGGGCTCGGTTATCATCCGCAAAAAGCTGGGTTGCGATCAAATTGTAATTGTAAGTTCCGCCATTTATACTTGAAAAAACACCCTTAGTTATGTCGGTCAATTCGTCGCTATCGATGGCCCAATACCCCACCGTGTTTTCAAAAGCGCGCCCAATGATGGTTGGCTGTGCAACCAACAGGGTAGACCCCACAATCAAACTCACCGATATAAAACTGGTCAATGAAACATCTCTCCAATCTTTGTTTTTAATATCTCGATCGCCAGACAATATGATTGCTTTCATCGTAATCATCGAAAACATAACCAATCCCCAAATCATTATTATTAAAAAAATGCTATTTACACCAAAGCTGGCTGCACCAATTACAATTGCGACATCAAATATTACGATTGAAACAAATATTAGGATAATTTCAGACGTAGTTAATTTTTTTGTTTTATCAACCATTTATGGAAATATATTATTCGTCTAGATTGTATTTTTGGCGTAATTACACAACTTCAAAAATATAAACCAAAACTATAATGTCCGAAAATCCAAGTTTAGTAGAACCGGATGTCCTTTATTTTGTCGAAAACTCATTAAAAAAAGCGCATGAATACAAAATGAACACCTACTCGTTTTTTCTAAATTTTGGGGTGGTTGTTCTCTTTGTTCTCGTTTTTGGCGGGTTTCTCTATTATCGATACAAATCAAAACCGACCCCCTATGAAATCCAGCAGAAAATGAAGAGAGACCAGGAAATTGTCATGTCCAAAATCCAAATGTACCAGGACGATAAGAAACGGGGTCAGCACTCCGGTATGACCAAAATTCCGTTCGTGGATACAGATTATTATTTGAGGAATTCACACATAAAATAAATGGCCATTGTATATATAATGGATTCGCAGAAAGAGCTATTAATTAAAGGAATAAAAGGAAACAAATGCTATATTGATACCCCTCTCGAAGGCGAAATCAATATCGCTTCATTGGCCAATAAAAATCTGGAAGAAATCCATTTTTCAGAGGGGGAAATTTCCCGTGTTATCAATGTTCCAAAAGGTATCAAGAGAATCGCCATTAACAAGAATGCATTAGAAGAACTTCCAGTGCAGAGAGATTTAGTGTATTTAGAGGCAAACCACAATAATTTGACTCGGGTAAATTTGAACGGAATGGACAATCTGGCCACTTTGATTGTTAAGAACAACCAAATACAAAAAATAGAAAATTTGCCCGAGTCTTTGCAAACCCTGCATATTGACAACAATAACCTCGATGAACTGGATTTGACTCATGCGCCGAACTGCATGAACGTCAGTTGTATAAACAATCCACGATTGCACCAAATTATTGGCGGAAAACAGATTTCGAGCCCTGATTTTATTTTGAACAAAGACGCGCATACGCAAATCCGAATTGGCGGTGGTTCTAAAAAGCGCAATTCGCCCAAAGAGCCCGTTATATACTTCGACGTGAAAGAAGCGGTTGGCGAATATTACGCATTAAAAAACAAATACGAAGAATACAAACGCGACGTTGTTAAAAACATAATGAACAAAAACGGTTCTCGAAAAGAGAAAATCCAAATGGCGCGAAATGCCGGGTTCAAATGCATAAATTGCGGAAAAGAGGGAGGAACCCTTTTCTCAAAGGACGAAAATCATTTGAAAGCCATATGCGGAAACACGAAAAATCCATGCAATTTGAATATTATGATTCTATCGAGTCTGAGTTTATCGGACCACGACATTCGGATTAACCAAAAAGAAGTTGACGTCGCAAAACAACAAATTATTCAGACCAAGATGAACACGCTTTTTGGATACACCGACGATGAAACCGCTGTAAAATTGTTTGAAAAATACCTGAATATAATCAAAACGAACAATTTGAATGACGTTTCCACGACGTTGAACAATTCTTACTACGAGATGCAAAATAATTCCGAAAAAGTAGGAATTTTGAATAAAAAAATGGAAAATGTACACAAAGAGTTGGCGGAAATACGCAGAATCATGGCAGAATATGCGCTGAGTAAAAATAAAAAGTTATTGGAAGATGTTGCCCAAAAACAAAAAAAAATCCAAGATGCATTCGTTGTTATTCGGTCCATCAAATACCCCATTCACGAAATTGTCAAAGAAACGGTCTACAACATTGTGGATGACGATGGCAATTTTATTGACGAATCCAAAGCCGCCAAAATCGAAATGGATGTGTTGAAACAGTATCCGTACAGTTTTGACGATTTTTTGAATCCGAATTTGGAAATGTTGGAGGTTAAAAAGTTCAATACGAATTGAACAATTTATCATTTTTTCCAATCCTAATAAAGAATCATTAGTATATATATTTACCAATGATTATTCCATTATTTTCAGTATTCATTATACTGGGACTCGCATACGCGTCAAACACAAACGACACCCAGTGCTACACGGTTGTTCCAAAACCGTTTACTCAATCTAAAGTTCGTATTATGCAATACAATGTCGAGTGGTTTTTCTTAAAAACATACAATGGTTGCCCGGGTTCCAGTTGCACATGGCCCAATCTTTCCGCGGCCACATCGCATTTGAACTCTTTAGCCAAGGTTGTCGGCGATTTGAACCCCGATATTCTGAATTTGTGCGAAGTGGAGGGCTGTTACGAGCTGTCGCAACTGAGCGGATTATTGAACAACAGTTATACGCCCTATTTAATTTATGGAACAGATACATCGACTGGACAAAACGTCGGTCTTCTCAGCAAAATGACGCCGACCACCGACCTGCAGAGAACGGGGGCAACTCATAGTTATCCGGTTGCCGGATCCCAATGCGGATACACAGGTTCGCCCGGTTCTTCCGGGGTTTCCAAGAATTATTACACCACGTACAAATTTGGCGAAATGACCGTGCATTTGGTCGGAACCCATTTGTTGGCGTATCCCACGGATGTCGCCAGATGTGCCTCGCGCGAAGCCCAGGCATCAGTGTTGCAGGAATTGATTGTTTCATTAATTGGGTCAAATCCATCGGACGGCCTCATTTTGATGGGGGATATGAACGATTATGACGCGGAAGTCCCCGATTTGAACAACGACAAACCATTATCCATGGTTTTGAATATTCTGAAAGGGTTGTCGGGAACTTATGCCGGTCAATATGAACTGACATCGGTGGCTTCGTTAATTAACCAAGACCAGAGATACACGGACTGGTGGGACAAAAACGACGATTGCACGTCTTCTCTCGGCGAAATGACGATGATTGACCACTTTTTGGTAACGCCGAATTTAGTAGATAAGATCGCCAAAGTCAGTTTCCCGCATCCTTATCCAGAGATGTGTGGGACAACGAACTCGGACCATTACCCAATTGTGGTGGATTTTGTCTTTTAGGGGAACTACGTTCCCCTATGACCCCTCCTTTTTAAAGGAAACCTACGGTTTCCCCTATTGGGTCTTTTCTCTATTTTTATTTCGTAAAGACTAATATATTTTATTGTTCCAATGCCAAATCAAAATATTTTTTATTACAGCAACTATTGTCAACATAGCCAGAAAGTATTGCAATTCCTGGTGAGAGCCAATTTAACTGGCGAAATCACGTTTGTCTGCATTGACAAGCGAGGCCGAGACCCCAATACAAACCAGATGTTTATCATTATGGAAAACGGCGACAAAATATTGATGCCACCGAATATTCACAGTGTTCCGGCGGTTTTGATGATCGAGCAGAATTACAAAGTGATTTACGGCGAGGAAATCGTGAAACATTATGAACCAAGCATTGTAAATGACAAAATGATGGCGACCAATTTCAATGGCGAGCCCAGTGGATTTAGTTTAGGCGGTCCAAACACGGGTGGTGTTCCTTTAAATGCCACGTATAATGGTCGACAAACGATAAATACACCGCCTATAGATGGCGGGAACAACAAGATAAAAGACGGGGACACGTCTATGACGAATAAGATGGAGGAAATGCGAAAGGCGCAGGACAGTCAATTGGGGCTTGGCGGACCTGCTAAGAATCCGTTTTTGCAACCGATCAAGTAAAGGAAACCTACGGTTTCCTTTTTTTGCTTTGCTTATACCTTCCCTTAAAGACAAAGCCGACAATTCTTCATTTTAGCATGAGTTCATATAGCCGTTAGGCTACGCCTTAAGGGAACGGCGAGTTCCCTTAAACAGTTTGTTTTTTTGTAAAAAACCTTTGTTTTTTGTAAAAAACCTTTGTTTTTTGTAAAAAACCTTTGTTTTTTGTAAAAAACATAAAAACAACCAACCAATTGATTACATACCCAATGTCATCTGAAGATTTATCCAATGATTATTCCTCCAAATTTGCATCCATGATCATGCGTATCCCCAACACAATGTATATTTTCGAAGTAACCAAAAACTGTGGATACAGTGAATTTGTATTGGTTTATAAGGACTTCTCTATTGCTGATCTAATAAAAACAGTATCAATCCAGTTCCAGGACTCGACCATCAATTCTTTGTGTTATAAGAATCCGGAAACGGATGAACGTCGCACAATTTCATCTACGGATTCGGGAACCATTCGCGAAATGATAACCCAGTTTCAAAACGACGAAACTATAAATTTAAAACCGGTTTATCAAAATATGGAGTTTTTTGTTGTGTATCGTCTCTATATTTTGGACGAAGATGTTCTAGACCAGTCCAATAAGCAATCCAATTAAAGAAACAACAAGTACAGAAATTTGTACTACAACAATGGTTTCTATTTTGGTTAAATTTTCCTCATCATCTTCATCCTCCTCCTCTTCTTCGTCTTCATCTGATGTTGGGTATCCATCGATCATTCCGTTCTCGCACTTTTTGCACCGGGGATTCAGGATTGACAACCTTTGAGGTAGCAAACACTTTCGATGGAATATGTGTCCGCATTTGTATTTTACGGTATCCGAATCGGTTTCAAATTCTTGTAAACATTTATCGCACATTTCATTTATTGTATTCATTTGATTTATAGGTTTCATTTCATTTATCATATAAGACTACTATAAATCAATTTTGCAAAAAACATATAAATATATTTGACGTTAATAATATAACATGTCGTCTGAAAAATCATTTATTGTAAAAACATTCAATGACCACTTTTTCGAATTTTTCGAGGATGTTTTAAAAATTTTGCCTGATAATATGCACATCAAAACCGCACTCCGATCGTTCAAAACCGTCTCTGATTTGAACAAAAGCATATTGATAAAATGCTGGCACAAATTTGTTTACATGAAATACACCGATGTTATTAATACCGGCGACATAACATTCTTTTTTGAAAAGGATTATTCCACGGATATTTCCCATTTAACAAATTCAAATAACATAATGGACATTATCGATACGATTCGGCAACCGGTGAAGGACGCATGCGAGAATCCGGTCAATAAACAGCATGTTACAACGTATATACAAAATCTATCCAGGTTGTCAATTGTTTATACCGAGTAATAATAAATTAAAAGATGAGAAAAAAAACAAATAAAATGAATAAAATATAAAGCGAAGTACATACTTTGTGTAAATGGAATTTTCACCTTCTGGAAATAATTTACTCGATGTTATTAATTGGTTAAAGGCGGGATACTTTGTATGTATTCACAATTCGTTTTGCGGCGGTAAAACTTATTGTTCAAAAGATTCGGCATCCAAAGATGAAATTATTTATCTTGATCTGCAGAATTGGCCGGAGTTATTGGACGATGACGAATGGCCGTGGTATATTAAAGACGCGGGGTTTGTAAAATACGCGGATGCATTGCCCAAAACTGAACATCATTTTGAACTACCTTAAGGGAACCTACGGTTCCCTTATGATCCCTCCCTATTCAAACCCTTCTTTTTATGGGGATTTGATAATTTATGGGGATTTGATAAATCATGGGGATTTGATAAATCATGGGGATTTGATAAATCATAAATATAAATGCAAATATTTATGATTAAAAATTATCCAATAAAAATAGGTCCGCCTTGCTTATAGGTCCGCCTTGCTTATAGGTCTGCCTTGCTTAGGGAGGGATCATACAGCCGTCAGGCTGCGCCTTTGGGGAACCGTAGGTTCCCTTAAATGGGTACCATCACTTTCTCTCCATCCAGGAACTTAATAACCTCTTTTTGATTAATGAAAAACTTCTTGTTTTCTCTATGTCTCGGCAAAAACACCTCGTAATGGAGTTTCTCCACAAAATACTTGTCGTGTTTTTCGGGAATTTCCATTACGGAAAGCGTCTTTTTCACATGCACTTCCCAATACATTTTGTGAATGCGTTCCATAAAAAAAGTAAAATGCTCCAAAAACTTATTGAAATGTTTTCGGTATTGCGGAAAATACCGGAGAAACTCGGACACTTTTCCAATCTTTCGCAACATCAAATACTGGTAGTGCAAATTCGGATTGTTCCCGCGCAAAGTCTTCGCCTCCAGATACATTTTGTTGTAATACGCGGTTCTTAACCCTGTTTCCTGATCCGTTATCATAACACCGATGTTGGTGTATTGATTCAGCGGATTCGAAAGCGCTTCCTCCAAATTGGGAATATGGTCCAGGACATGATTGGTAGAATCTACAAATTGCTCTTCCAATGTTTTCCCGGGCGCCAAAACAAAATCGCGCGCAAACTTGACCCCCATTTTTACAAAATCCTCGTAATTTGGGTGCGATTTGGGGTTAACATATGCATACGTGTTGTCCTCCGCAAATTTATAGGTGTGCACCAGATAAACCGCGTGCTTGTCAATCGGCAGCACAATGTGATTGGAAGGATGTTGCATAACAAACGAATACGAATACGACTTGTCAAATGGCAAATTATTTAGTGCAAAACTATCCAAAAACATTTCGCGAAATGTTTTCTGCTCGGGTTCTTCGAGTTCGCCTTCGTATTTGTTTCGGAAGAAAAAGTATTTTCCGCCGATGCCCTTCTTGGTTGCAATTTCCCACTGCCCCAAATTTGGATCCCAAAACATATTAATCATGGTTCCCTCGATGATTTCATTGGCACACACCTTATTGGCCGAAAATTTATTGACCGAAAATTTATTGGCAGAAACAAAGCTATCATTGGGCAACGACTTCGCCGGTGCCAAAGCCAACAATTTATTTCCAGACATAATTGCGCTCCGGTATATGCGATTTTTCAAATCCGCATTTGGAAGAAATTCATTTTCCAGATTATAAATGGAATAATGGTATTTAGTATCTTCGTCGCCATATTGGACGTGCTTTACTTTAACAAATAGGGGGATATCAATTGTAAATTTTTGCATACTTGTATATTGATTTGATTAAAAACGCTTTAAGTTTTTTGTGTAAAACAAAAATAAGAATATAGTTTATTATACTATACAATGTCTACAGAATCAATTGAAATATCGGATTTAAAATTTAAACTTGGTGATATTATTCATATCGAATCTACAAAACCGGATTACCATTTAAAATACTTTTTCATTGAGTATATTGATGACCAGAAAATCAAAATTATTGATATCAATGACGGTACAAAAGACACACTGGATTTAGACCCGGACGCATGTTTAACGGATACCACCATTCACAAAATATATTTAATTTCTAGGAGCAAGGAGGAGGGATATGCCAGGCAAAATGGGTTATTGTCGCAAACGTATATCAAAATCATTTTTGCAAACGACGAAGAAATTACCGGCAAAATTGCAAATTTAGAAGAAGATATGATTGAAATCGAAGGCGATGATGACGAATCCATTTATATTGATTTTGAATACAAGGGCGTTCCGGCAATTATCAAATCAATCAAGATTGTGGAACAACCCACGATTCAACAGGTTGTTGTAGAGAAAGCCGAGAAAAAAGAGAAAAGAGAGAAAGAAGAAGAAGAAAGCGAAGAAGGAGAAGAAGGAGAAGAAAGCAAAGCCGTAAGCAAAGCCTCAATCGAGTTTTCGCCAGAAGGCAACCCCATTATCATTATTCCCGAAGGCTCGCCCGTCGATTCCATATCAACCACCGACAATTTACCCCTCGGCAAAAAGGTCGAATTTTTCGTCGACGTCGAAGTCCGCGACTCTGAACAGCGCTACGGAATCGATATCCAAACAAACGATTTACTGGATGAAATGCTTTCAACCATACCCGACAATGCGCGAACTTTCCCAGTTATGGAACGCATCTACCGAATTATAAGGCGATTCAAGGAACTTAGAGAAAATTTCTCTACATTTGACAAGAATGGAAACATAACGGGATTCAAAAACTTTAACGCGACTTACAAACCATTGGTTGAGCATATGAACAATCTGGATATCAATTTGCGATGGATAATCCCGGTAGTGAAACAAAAAGTGAAAATTTATTCCGAAAAAGTGGACGTTGATGACGAAACCCTAGCAAAATCGTCGTTGAATGAGGATTTGCAACAGTATAAAAACAACATGAAGGTTTACAAAACAACCAACAATTATTCATCTTTCTATAACGGAATTAACGAGATATTTACACCCTTTGAGAAATTCAAAGGTGGTGACACCATAAAATCGGACACCGTAAAAGCGGATTTGGAAGCCATTGTTGACAATTTGGAGGACTATTATACACAAGTATATAAAAAGGGCGACGAAATTCAAAATAAAAAATTTTTTATCCAAAGATACAATTTGGGAATGACCAAAATCGGCAACAAAGTGATGCGGTCGGGCAAAACCGTATATTCGAGAGAAAGCATTATCGACAATGACACAGTTTCCGTAAAATCCGTTCTAATGTTGCCCAAACCGGTGCTCGAGTTTTCTAGGGTAAGTCTTCCCGGAACCAATATTCTCGCGCGCTCAAGTTTAAGCCAAAATTGGTTGTACAATTTTAAAATGCTCACCAAAAAAACAAATTCGGTAAATGTGGATATTGATGTAGAGAAGGAATACAATTACGAGGACAACGATTTCCTGGATTATGCGCTGTCGTTTAATATTCCAAAATCGGATTACCCAAATTACGAAACTTTATTGGACGCAGTTATTCCGCGGTCGGCGTCCATCATTCGTTTATTAAAATCCACCTACGTTGGCTACAATTTTTTACGACATGCTCGCATTTTTGAACCATTTATGATGTATGCCGACAATATTACCTATGCCGGAAGTTTTCGTGGCAGTAAAAACGACGAACCCTACCAGGGGAAGGGCGGACCATACCAGGAATTGCGATTCAGCGTGAAGGAAAACGTCAAAACGTACATTGACAAATTTGGCAAACAGTATAAGAAGTACCAGTTGCTTGAGAGACTCAAATCCGCGGACCAGAAAAAGAACGCAATGTTCGAACACATTAAAATGGAAATGCAACGCCACATAATGAAAGAATACGGAATCAAAAACGAAAAGGCAACCGCAACCGAGGTTCTAAATAAAATATTGGAACTCGATAACGGACACTTTTACATGAGTTTGTGTTCCGTTATTATGTCGCATTTGTACACTCCCGAATTGGCCGAAATGATGGAATCCTCCGAATATGGGAAAGATGCGTTTTCAAAATCGAAGAAATGTTCTTCGCACATCATTGTGAAAAAATACACTTCTCTCGTGTCTTTGCAAAAAGACAACGGCAAAGAAGAAGTCTATGTCGACAAAGAATTTGATTCAACTCCTTACGACATTTTGAAGGGATACAAGGATTCACAAAAAACAATGACAAGTGCAAAATTTATGGAGTATTTTACAGTGGCTTTGGAAAAAGAACATAAAATCCAGTCCGCAGAAACAGTTGCAAAAACCATCGTCGCGGGTAAAAAAATGGTCGAAGACGGAAACTACGCGGTCCTTATTATTTACCCAACCTTAAAATCCGCATTTAACGAAGACAGTTTGTCCGCAGAAGAAAAGGACAGCGTGGATTTGGAAGCAGACGTGAAAAAACGTGTGTCTTATTTCAAACGAAAAGGCGACAACTGGATAAGAGAAATGGAAATGGACAATTCGGAAATGACCAATGAATTTTTCTGCAATTCGGAAAATAGTTGTTTTTACGACAAGAGCAATGAAATTTGCGATATGACCGAGAACGCCAGCAAACGAATGAAAAAAATTGCAAAAAAGAGTTTATTTGAAACTGCGGTTGCGCTTACATTGGAAGAATTCCGAAAAGAATTATCCAATTTGTATGATTTGAAAGAGCGCCAAATTAAAAAAACCCGGCTGATAAATGAAGCCAAACGCGAAGAGTTCTCTTTGCGCGCGTTTCATATTGGAAACAAGGCCAAAATGACGGATGTAGTAGTCTCGCCGCATGCAAACATCCGCGACCAGATTTTGGCGCAGACCGATTTTGTGCAGAAACAAGAAAACATGGTGCAATTTAAAAATAAATACTGCCGGAGTGCAATTGAAGGCGAATCCACCTATTGGTTGTATTGCAAAGAAAGCAACACAAAACTTTTGCCGAGCTTTTTATACTCGTTGGCGGCTGCATTCCCGATGGGCTCATATGAAGAAAGAATGAATGCAATCATCGCCGAACAAGGCAAACTCAGCGACGACGGCGATGCAATCGTCGACAAACACAGCGGATACGTGATAAAATACCTCGATTTTGTTGCCCAGGACGAGTTCGATGACCAGGGATTCGTGATCAAAACCCACGATCTTATGAAAAAAGACAATTCCGAAATGATCGAAGAAACAATCAATGCAGAGATTGAAGGAAATCAACAAAAAACCGACAAATCTGGAAAACGCAAATTCGAAAACCAAACCGACCTATATATCTACAACATTTCTACCGCGATTTCCAAAAGTCTCGGAATCGACATTGACGAAATTGACGACCAGATTCTGGCAATCGCCTCGCGAATCATTGCAAACAAGCTGCGTTCCAAAGACGATTTTGATAAACAAATGGAAAAGAAAGTGAAAAAGGGCGAAAAAACCGTCTCCTACGAGTACTACAAAAACACCGAAATTTTGGGCATTACCGCGTCAATCACATTCATTGTCATTCAAACCCGAATCCCCTCTTTTAATCCAAAAAAAACATACCCCGGCTGCGTCTACAGTTTGGCCGGATACCCGCTGGATAATTCATCGGGCAATAATTCGGGTCTTATTTATCTCTCCTGCATTCTGGAGAAAATGAAATCCGCGGCATCCGAACCCTGGAAAAGCGTGAGTAAATGGAAAAGCGACAAATGGTTATCGGAATTGACAAAATATATGGAACGGATTTTGGAAGACCCCACCATTAAAAAAATGCTGGAACTTAAACGGGTTCATTTGGTTTTGAATCCCGACAATGAATTTATCCCCGATGAACATAGTGTAGAGAAATGGAAATTGTTTCAACCGCCGCTCATCCAATCCAACATTGAAAGGAAAGTGTCCGGTGTTTCGTCCCCGCTCGTAAATGAAATCAAAGAGTCTTTAAAAACGGGGCACAGAGACCAACATCAACATATCGGCAACATTTACAAAAAAATCATCGAGAACACGTATTCGACCGTCGACGATATTAATAAAATCGTCTCGAAAATTGGAAAAGACGCAATGTTGAAAGCCGGCAATGTTGTATTTTTGGAGAATTCCTGTTGCGAGGAATCCAATGTCAGTAAAACGATTGCCTACTTTTCGGAAAAAGATGAAAATATTCAAAAGAGCATCGACTTTGTGAAAAAATACGGCGAAATCTACGGCGAAATCAAATCTCTCTCCATTCCATCGTTCGCAGTCTCTCGTCTGAGAAAACCCGAATATGTTTCCGCGGATTCCAACTTATTCAGCGACGAAAATATGTATTCAACCTACATCCATTATTGCAAACTCAAAACGAATTTGCCCGTTCCAGACGATTTGCGGGATATTTGCCAGGAGAAAATCGCCGGTCTAGAGACAATGAGCCTGGAACAATCCATCCAAGTATTGAACGACAATGGAAGAACCCAGTCCAAAGAAACGTTGGCAAATTTAATGGGCAAAATATCCAGGAGAAACCAGGTGCAAATTTCATTTTCAGACGAGGACGTGCCTTCATTTAATGATATGGAGATCCAGGACAATATTTTTGAACATATCAAAACCGCGTCGAAATCTGGAGAGAACCGGTCTCTCAACATATTCTTGGACAACCTGAACAAAAAAATGCAGGAAGATATTTTCGAGTATTTACACAAGTATGGAAACCTGGAAAAAAAACAAATCCGAAAAATCAAACAGAATGTGTATGAAGGCAGTATTGTGAAATTCATGGAAACTGTTGCGGATTGGTCGGAACCCAAAAAAATCCCGGCGTTTATTAAGACCACGATTCACTATGTTACCAATGTGATTCCGTCCATTTTGGAAAATGGCGGAATGCAAAACATGGATGCGACCAAGAAACACTGGGACTTTGCAGCTACGCATTATGACAATCTCACACATTTCATCGAGAGTTATTTCAAAGGCATTCAGTCCTATAAAGACGAAAATGTTTCTTCTCTGTTTCAAGACATTCGCATGGATGAAGATTTGAAAGACATCAGTTTATTAGTTTCGCAACTCATTACGATTGCGCCGAAATTCGACAATGAAATGATGTGCAAAATCTACAAGTATTGTTATCTCTCGGTGTTCTCCAAAGTCATTTGCGAAGGCGATAATTTGAAATACATAAACCCGGAACTCACCGTAGTTTCAGATGAAAACAACTGGTCGAAGCGAGAGTGTGTAGAAGAAGTTGATATTTCAGCGGACAAACAGGGATTTTTCAATAAAGTTGCGCAACTGCTTGTTGTCATTTTGGAAACCGATATATTAAATAAGAGTTCAACCAACTTTAGTTATAGCGATTTGGCAGATAAGATTCGCAAAGAGAAACTCGCAGAGAAAAAGATAATTACCGATAAATTGAAAAATATGACAAAGACAGACCGAGATGTTGAGAATATAATGAAAGAATACAAATTGGGGGATTGGTTTACAGACGACACCGTTTACAAATACAATAAGGCCAAATATGATAAAGAAACTGGAGTGTTGGAAGAATATGATGATCCTCGGGAAACCCCGGTGTTTTTGGGAGGTGGCAATGAAGGTGACAATGAAGGTGACAATGAAGGTGACAATGAAGGGTTTGTTTTAGAGGAAGGTGATGAAGACAGAAACAACAATGATGAATAGGGAAACCGTAGGGCTCTATCTGTAGGTTTCCTTTAAAGGGAAGGTATAAGCAAAGCAAAAAAAGGAAACCGTAGGTTTCCTTTAAAAATAAAAACATTTGTAATATATAAGAAATGTTTGAAAACAGATTGGTTTCGGCAATTGTCATTTTTCTGATTATTTTCTCTGCGATTCATTGGTTAAAACCCGCGCTCATCTATAATGAACATGGTGGATTCCGCCAGTTTGGCATTGGGTACAAACAGAAAACCGTGGTGCCAATATGGGTAGTTTCCATCATTTTAGCGGTATTTTGCTATCTGGTTGTCTACTACATAAGGTAGGGAAACCTACGGTTTCCCCTACGACCCCTTCCCTTATAATTGTATTATTATTTACACATATTGTAAATAATAATTGTTAAAGTTATTTAAAATAAAAGGAGGGGTCATAGGGGAACCTTGGTTCTCCTACTTACAGGGCCTTACTGCAGACCGAGTACATCAACCTATTCACAAAATAGGAAATGAAATATGCAACCGCTGCACCTAACATGGAGAGGTAAAAATACAGTCCCTTCCCCTTTTGCAGGCCAGTTACAACTCCGGTAATAACCGCCATTGCTAAAAGAAAGAATGATAGGATAGAAAGATAGTAAAAATAAAGGCAGTATTCTCCCGAAAGAGGTCCAAAGAGAGTGTTCATGAAATCCGACATTTTATAATTATGACAGAGAAAATAAATTACATAAAAGATTGTGTATTGGTATTGTATAAATGGCAGACGAATTAAATGAAAAAATAATTTGGGACATTATTGATTGTTATTTTCGCGACAATCCCCAAAGTTTAGTAAGACACCATATTGAATCCTACAACGATTTTTACAAAGAAGACATATTCCGCATCTTCAAGGAAATGAATCCGATAACAATTGTTTCTAAATTTGACGAAAAAACCAAAGAATACAAAATCAAATGCAATCTTTACCTTGGAGGCAAATCGGGTCGTCGAGTTTATTTTGCTAAACCCACAATCTACGATGGAGAAAATCCCCACTACATGTTTCCCAATGAAGCCCGTTTGCGAAATATGACCTATTCAATGACTATCCATTATGACGTTGAGGTTGAAATCCTGAATGTAATCGGCGAGGGCGAAGATCCAATTCAGTATGGCGAAGAAGAAATGGAGGAAGAAGTAGAGAGACGTTTCAAAAATGTCAAAAAGGACAAAGAGTTTTTAGAAAGCATTGTCAATCGCGAAGGCAAAGAACACATCGAAGAAGAAATGAAAAAAAAACAAAACATCGAAATGTCTGCAAACGAGCGCGCCAAATTGATCGAAGATTTGCGCAAATCGGTCGACGGAAAAGGGATGCAAAAACACGAATTCGTTTTAGAGAAAATTTTACTGGGCCGATTTCCCATTATGGTTCAGTCGGATTTGTGCATTCTCTCCGGTTTACCTAAAGAAATGCGTTTCAATATGGGCGAGTGCAGAAACGACGTCGGCGGATATTTCATCATCAACGGCAAAGAAAAAACGGTCATACCCCAGGAAAAATTCGGCGACAATATGTTGCGCGTCGGCAAATCGACCAATCCTGATTTTCTCTATTCTGCCGAGATAAAAAGCGTCTCCGAAAATGCTTCCAAACCGGTGCGTTCTCTTCGCGTAGACATGGTGGCTCCGTCCAAACAGTATTCCAACAACAACATTGTCGTCAATATTCCAAACGTGCGTGCGCCGGTTCCTCTGTTCATCGTTTTCCGCGCTCTCGGATTTATCTCCGACAAAGAGATCATCCAAATGTGTTTACTGGATATGGATAAATACGAGAATTTGATGGACGATTTCATTCCGTCCATTCACGACGCGGGTCCCATTATGACCCAGCTCAATGCATTGCAATACATCGCCCAATTGGCAAAATACAAAACCGTCGAAAACGCATTGTTCATCTTATCCGATTTTTTCCTGCCTCACATCGGCGAATCCAATTTCGTAGAGAAAGCGTATTATTTGGGGTATATGGTGAAACGGCTCTTATTGGTTGCAAACGGCCTGGATACGCCCACCGACCGCGACAGTTATCGGTATAAACGCATCGAATTGACTGGAAACATGATATACCAGTTGTTCCGCGAATATTTCAAGATTCAGTCCGAGACGATTTACGTGGCATTTGAGAAAATCCTCTACAAAGAACAGACCAATTATGAAAACCGGTTGGACAAACTAATTAAAAATAATTTTCAGACGGTTTTTAAAGAACGCATCGTAGAGACGGGATTCAAAAAGGCATTTAAAGGAAATTGGGGGTCCGCGGAACACACCAAACGCATTGGCGCGGTGCAGGATTTGAATCGGCTCTCGTTCAATTCCGCGCTGAGTCATTTGCGCAAAACCAATCTGCAGATGGATTCGGGTGCGAAATTGGTGGGGCCGCGTATTCTGAACGGGTCGCAATGGGGGTTGCTCGACCCCATTGATACGCCCGATGGCGGAAACATTGGGTTGCATAAACAACTTTCTCTGTTGTCTTATGTGACAAGACATGTATCCAGGGATTTGATGGTGAAATGGTTGAAAGAAAACGCGGAATTGCAAATGCTGGAGAATTGCACCCCCGATGCATTGTCCGTTTTGACGAAGGTTTTCGTCAATGGGTACTGGGCGGGCAGCGTGAAAGATGCGATCCCCGTTGTCAACAAAATCAAATTGTTCAGACGCATCGGTTTAATCCCCCTTTATAACAGCGTGTGTTTCGATATCAAACAAAACGCCATCATGATTTTCACAGACGGTGGACGTCTGTGCCGGCCTATTTTTTACCGGGATGATGACAAAATGTCGTATGAAAATTCGCTCAAAAAATTAAATGACGGTAAGTACACCTGGGACAATTTGGTTTCTGGATTTGCAGAGAAGAAACCCGGCGTTGATCGCAGATTTGACGGATTTTACAAAGCGGGCGAACTCTACGAAATCGAAGCGGGTCCCAACACGAAGTTCAAAGAGAAGAAAGCGGTCTTTGATTATTTGGATCCCAACGAAGAAGAGACTTCTCTCATCGCCTTCAAACCAACGATGAATTTGGCAAAGAAATACACCCACTGCGAAATCCACGAATCGCTCATTTTCGGAATGATGTGCAATATGATTATTTACCCGCACCACAACCCCGCCACGCGTAATTCGTTTTCCTGCGGTCAGAGCAAACAGGCGGTCAGTCTCTACCATACCAACTACAATATGCGTATGGATAAAACCGCCGTCATTTTGAACCAGGGGCAAAAACCGCTGGTGAAATCGAGGTATCTGGAATACATCAACAATGAAGAGAATTCGTATGGAGAGAACGCAATTGTCGCTATCGCCTGCTACACCGGATACAACATGGAAGACTCCGTTTTAATCAACGAGGGCGCACTGAAACGCGGACTATTCCGAACCACGTATTTCAGCGTTTACGAAACATACGAAGAGAAAACCAAAACGGACGAACACTTAGTAGAGAAGAAGTTCACAAACATTGAAAGGTCGTCGCAAACCGTCATTGGTCAAAAGATGGGATACGATTACAGCAAATTGGACAAATATGGATTGGTGAAGGAGGGAACCGAAATCACGGACGAAACCATCATTATTGGAATGACGTCCAACATCCCCGGAAAAGAGGAATTGAAGGACCATTCGGAGAGTACAAAGAAGGGCCAGCTCGGAATTGTGCACAAGGTATTTATAACGGACGGCGAAGAAGGAACCCGCATTGCAAAAGTGAAGATTCGCGAAGAACGCATTCCCGCAATTGGCGACAAGATGGCGTCGCGTTCTGGACAGAAAGGCACAATCGGCATGATTGTCCCCGAACAAGACATGCCTTTCACCAAAGACGGGCTGCGCCCCGACATTATCATCAATCCCCATGCCCTCCCTACGCGTATGACCATTGGACAGCTGGTGGAGTGCATTGTGGGCAAAGCGTGTTTGCACTACGGATTTCACGGCGACTGCACGGCGTTCAATTCCAACGGAACACAGCTCGCGGATTTCCAGAAAATGTTGACTAGTTCAGGGATGCATTCATCCGGCAACGATGTTTTGTACAATGGAATGACCGGCGACCAAATTGAGTCGGAAATCTTTATGGGTCCGACCTACTATATGCGTTTAAAACACATGGTGAAAGACAAAGTGAATTTCAGAGCGCGCGGGCCAATGACCCAGCTCACCCGGCAACCTGTGAGTGGTCGTGCCAATGATGGTGGATTGCGTATTGGAGAGATGGAGCGCGATTCCATTATCTCGCACGGCGCCACCGAATTCTTAAAGGAATCCATGTTGGTGCGTGGCGACCAGTACTATATGGCGGTTTGCAATAAAACAGGTGGAATTGCCATTTACAATCCAGACCGAAATATGTTTATGAGTCCTTTGGCGGACGGTCCTCTGAAATTCGTGGATTCGCTGGACGGAACCAGTTCAAACATTGAACACGTCACCAAATTTGGACGCAGTTTCAGCGTGGTTCGCGTGCCTTATGTGTTCAAATTGTTTATGCAGGAGTTGCAGGCAATCAATGTGAAAATTGCGATTATTACGGAAGACAATGTGGATCAGTTTGACAATATGAACTTTTCCAGGAATATTAGTTTGTTGACAAATGGCAAAACGTTGCAGGAAATTATGGACGGTGTTGCCGAAGTTGTGGATAAAAAGGAAAATATTAAGATTCGACAGTATGTGGAAGAAGAAGAATCGCCCGATTCGGGATTGATTTATAAGAAGGGCGCTCAGGTTGAAGTGAAAAACGAAGACGAACGCAAATGGTATCCCGCGATTATTTTGTACGGGCACTTAAACAATACCTATGACGTTGAATATGGCGACGGGGAACTTCAAAACAATGTTCCAGAACATCTTATCAAACCGTTGTATGGTGCACAACCTGTTGCGCAAAAACCGGTTTTAGAAGAATCGGAATCATATGAACCATTTTCTCCGCCTGGGTCTCCTTCAGGTTCTTTGCCTGGGTCTCCTTTGTCCGGGTCTCCTTTACCTGGTTCTCCTTTGTCCGGTTCTCCTTCGACAGGGTCTCTACCTGAGTCTCCTTCAGGGTCTCCCGGTTTTGCACAAGGTTTATCTCCCGGTTTTGCACAAGGTTTATCTCCTGGGTTTGCACAAGGTTTATCTCCTGGTTTACCTTATAATAGTTTTAAAGTAGGCGATTCGGTTTCTTACACAAAGGATTTTAAAAATCGTATGTGGAAAATAGAAGAATTGCGCAGTGATTATGTGGTTTTAAACACAGAAGACAACGAAGGACTGGATAACAAAGTAAAAGTAGTTGGACTTGGCGAAATAACCCAATTTGTACCATCGACACAGTATAATTCACAACCGCAACAATTTGCCGCAGCACCACCCCCCATTGTGAATGTTATGGTCGGAAATAATAACAACATGACTTCGCCTGAAAAACGCGCATCTCAACCAGGTTTTATAGAGGAATCATTATCTCAGGATTCGTCTTCGGATTTTAGTACACCAAGAATCCGATTTAAAGAGGACCCCAAGGTCGAATCTGATGCAAATATGTTATCCGGTGGTAAGACGATTGTGGTAAAGAAGATATAGAAGATTGTAAAATTGAAAAGATATAAAAACATTATGAGCAATATATATAATCAAAATGAGCTTTACAAATACCGACATAATTTCCATCTACAACTCGAGAAAGACAATTCTCGAGATTTTGAACGAATCTCATCTCGAAAACAACCCGCTTGAAAACATTAACAATTATGAAAACTTCAACGTAAACGAAGTGGAAGCGATGGCAAAGAATAATCAGCTCGATATGCTCTTTACGCGCGACCCCAAATCGCCGGTATCGCACAATATTTATGTAAAGTATTTGTTGCACAAAACCTCAAACCGTGCACCGGCAATAGACAATTTGGTCGAGGAACTGTATGAAATCGAGGGCGTTTTATCAAAAGAAGATACATTAATGATCATCATCAATGACGAGCCGAACGACTCGTTAATAACCAAACTGTGCCACGTATATGACAGCCGCGGTATATTTATTGTCGTTCATAATATCAAGCGGCTACAGCGAAACATACTCAAACACAGTCTTGTTCCGAGACATACGGTTGTCTATGACAAAATTCTGAAGGAGGGAGAAATCATGAGCGATTTAGAGAAGTTGAAACAACAATACAATTTAAAGAGCTTGAACCAGTTGCCGGAGATTTCGCGATTCGACCCGGTGGCGTTGCTTATTCAACTGAGACCGGGGCAGGTTTGCATGATTGAGAGAGACAGCGTGACGTCGGTGGATTCGGTTTATTATCGGGTCTGCGTATAGGTTAAGAGAACCTACGGTTCCCTTATGAACCCTCCCTTTAATTGGGGGAATTATAGATATGTACTATTTTTCTTAATAACTCATCTTAAAGGAGGGGTTAAATAGGAACGTAGTTCCCCCCTATGACCCCTTCCTTCACGAAGGGTCATTCGCGTATTCTTTTAAGTATCCAAAATTATGTACTATTTTTCTTAATAACTCATCTTAAAGGAGGGTTCATAAGGGGTAAGCGAAGCGAAATCCTTGGTTCCCTTAATATATAGGAATGGCTGAACCCTTTAGCACAAATGATGTTTATTACACAAACGCAGGAAACTGCGAGGACCCTCTCAAAGTTAGCACCGGCTGTTTTATGCAAAAGGTTGAAGACATTGCAAATTGCGAATGCAAATACAAAGAGAATGTAGACAAATTGAACTCAATTTCATCTTCCTCTGGATTGACGAAGACTCAGTACGGCGATTTGAACAAAGAGCACACGCTTTTGTTGTTCAACAATATTAGTTTAGGCGTAGGAATTGCAGGGATGATGTGGATGATGTATTCTAATTCTTCTGCATAAAATCAAATGATAATATAATATATATTTATGTATAATATTATTGATTCCAAATATAGGGGTATTTTTTTAATTTGTATCCTCGGAATATTGCTATTTTTGTTTATAAACAGCGGTGCAGTAGTTGAAGGGTATAAAAAGATAAATATTAAAAAGCAAATAAACAGCGATTTAAGAAAAACAGTAAAAGCTGAAGTAAATGCCCAGCTCCCATCGTTGATTTCTGGAGTTCTTGCAAAAGAGGTTGAAAATATTAAAGTTACGCAAGCAAAAATATCAGACAATTTAACACAATTATCATCCAAACAAGAAGAATTGAAAAAAATCAATGAAAATACACTTACTCGTATGAGAAACAATTTCAAATACTATAACAGCATTTTTAAAAATAGTGGCAAAGAATTTTCAAGAAATTTATCTCAACAATATGAAATGCATAAAAATGGACTGGCAAATGAAGGGTCTAGTGCAACAAATTCAATAACACAATTGAATAAAACAACTTTGACCGCATCCGAAGAAGCAGCTGCGGCTGCAAAGGAAGCAAGAGAATCTGCGGATTCAACCAAAAAAATATACGAGGATGTATTTGGAAAACTTAGTGCGGACATTATTCGTCGAGATAATGCCACATTTTCAAATAATCAGCCATCTACAACGGTACAAGCATTTACTCAAATGAAAGAAAGTGGATATAAAAACTTATTTGATTTAGAAAAAGATCTGGTTAATAAAATCAATGATTTTAACACCAGTTATTACAATTTTATTCGCTGTTCTTCTGGTTCCGTAAATTGTGGAACAACTTATACGGCAAAAAATGTTGAAGAAAAATCCATTCTCGTAAAAAATGCGGTAGAAGCTTTACAAGCTGCATATAATAATGCAGAAATTGATACAAATGAGACCGATTTTAAAGCAAACCATCAAAAAATCATGGACAAATCAAAAACCATTGATGAGTTGCGACGCAATCTGGATGTAAAAATGGACGCCATAATAAAAAGCAAAAATCCTCCAAATGAATTAACCAAACAATACGATTCCACCGTTTACACTGGAATTATGTGGTCGGTTTTAGCAACATCGGTTCTGTTTTACATATTCACGGAATTATAATAAATGGAACTAGTCGTATTCAGTGAAGCTATAACTGTAAGGTCAACAAGTTTACGCACCTTTTACGCATTATGATCTCATTCTTATAAGGGAAGGGGTCATAGGGGAAAGGACGCTTCGCGTCCGACAGTCGGCGCCATTTGAGCGCCTTAACCGTAGGTTTCCCTTATTTTATGTTCTATATAAATAATATAGTATATGAGCAATTTAACAGATAGGGCACAACAGAACATACAGTTCGGAAACGATATTAAAAACGACAATAATGCCCAGAGAAAAAATTTCAAACAGGTGTTTTTCAAACCAGACCCAAACCAAATCAAATCATCTCCCGTGGGCGTCTTTGTAAAAGATATTTATGGCGCAGAACAGGTTAAACCAATTGCAGAAATATCGGGCTATCATACAGCTGATTCGTGCAAACTGAACACCGCAATTTACGCCAACAACATAATTGATTCCAAATCGCTTAGAAACTATGTTCCTGGTGCAAATGAGGTCAAAATGGACGGCGATTTTGCAAATTCGCCCAATTACTTTTTGCCCGTACCATCTACCACATTTGGTGAAACATTCTCAATCGAAATCAGCGGGTACATTGCCGCGGAAAAACCAGGAACCTATCGTGTATCCAATACCGCAATGTCATTTTTTAAAAAAAATGCATTGATTTGGGTCGGCAACAATGCTATTACAACTTATCGCAAAGAAAATGCACAGTTTGTCGTAGAAAATGGGGTGCAAAAGAAAAACGAGGGTTTTGCAATGGTTACCAGCGAATATACGCCATTTCGCATCCAGTATTCTGGAAATACGCCATTTGATTACAACACACAGTCTTTGTGGGTCAATGGAGATGGAAATCCGATCAGCATCTTTGCCAAAAATCCGGTTGAAAACGATTTCTACTATTATTCTTTGTCTCCTTCCAATAAAACAAATTATTATAACTGCCATGTTTACAAAGGTTCGGAATTGAAAACATATAAGTCAGATGCAAAACAACAGGTCAGAATTGTTTGGGATAAACCGCTCGATGAGAATACAGCATACGTGTTTTTAGGTATGGCCGGAAGATTATGGGCATATGATTCAAATTATGAAAAACTCGGCGATCAGCCACTGTTTCGAGTACCGAAGCCAAAATGGGGAAAGTATAATTTGGAATTGTATCAGAGAAATTTGCAACCACTCTGCATCAAAGACGCCAGAAATAATGTATTTCCTCTATTCACAATTGAAAATTTAAACACCGTTAAAAATGATGAATGGGAAAAAGCCGCAAATCCAATGATTAAGGTTATGACAAACACAGAGGAACAAGTTGGCAACAAAAAAATTTCAAAAGATCGAATTTCTGAAACAAATCCCCTTTATTCCGAGAATTTTCGATACAAATTGTGCATTATGAGAAACAGTGAAAATAAGAAAATCCTGGCATTGTTGGCGAGTATTAATGACCCTCGCCAATTCTATACATCCGAACCCGATTTAAAAATGAACAAGCTTTTTTACGCGAACACTGGCAAAGAAAACAAAATCTTGAAAGAAGTTCCCTCAAATTTGCAGGGAGATGGCAAAACTTATACCAGATATTCGAACATGTATCCTGTATCCACGAGCAAATATTCTGAAAGTCCTTATTCGGAAGCCAATAATTGTGAAAAACAATGCAATGCGCAGGGCGTTAATTGCAACCACTTTTACAAAGTATCGAACTCTACAGGAAGCAATTGTTTAATTTCAAATACGCCCGTTACAACTTACTTACCCAAACAACCTGACTCCAAATATACGTATTCAATATTAAAGATAAAAAACAAAGTTATCAAAACCGGTGATGCAGACAAAGATGCAGTTTATGATAAAACTGGGTACATTTCAAATGGTTATGACAACACGGCGAATTTGCGGTTCTCCGATTATCCAGTTAATACAACCGAATTATCGGAAACGGATATACCCGGTGCAAATGGCACACCCGATGTCGTGGAATTAACAAACAATATTGCATATTCAACCAATGGGACCGCACCAATTTCTGTATCTAATATAAATAAACCAATGATTGCTGGAAAATTAGAAAGAGGACCAATACAAAGTGTACAACCACAATCGGTACCCGCATGGTCGGATCAAATACCACCTGGGTATACACCAATTATGAATACACCAATTATGAATAAAGAATTATTTACAACCATTGTTCAAGATTCGTTGACCAAATTGGACCAAATTGATAGTCAGTTTAAGCAATATAAAACTGACCAATACAAAGTTGGACAAAATAGCGTGGATATTAGTAATAACCTAGCGTCAATTGATAAAACATATATGGATATGTCCGGAAACTCCAAAAAATACGATTTTACTGGCCAGACAATCTATGCTTTAGAAGAAAATCGCACATTGGCATCGGCAATTTTAAAAGACAATGCAACCTACAAAGAAGAGCAAAACAATTTGTATATGATTACCACACTTGCGGTTGCAACCATGCTGGTTACGGCGATTATGATCTCAAAATAGGGGAACGTAGTTCCCCTATGACCCCTCCTTAAATGAAACCTTACTGCGAGTTCCCTTTATTTTAATTATGAATTCAAATAAAGGAAAGGGGGTCATTAACCCGTCGGCTTCGCCTTAGGAAACCTACGGTTTCCCTTATTAATCGAGAAATTTTAGCATGGGATCATAAGGGAACAGCGAGTTCCCTTATTAATCGAGCAATTTTAGCATGGGATCATAAGGGAACGGCGAGTTCCCTTTAAGCCGTCGGCTTCGCCTTAGGAAACCTACGGTTTCCCTTATTAATCGAGCAATTTTAGCATGGGATCATAAGGGAACAGCGAGTTCCCTTATTTTACAACTATAGTATATAATGTCCGGCGATTGGTTCAATTTAAATAGTATAGTTGATTTACAAAAGGGATTAATTTATGATTTGAGCGGAAATCGCAAAGACGCATCCGTCCTCGCAATTAATAATGTTGCATTAAATTTGGATAAATTGGGCAATACAATTACTAAGTCAAGTGTTTTGCCCACGCTCACTTATCAAAATGAAGTTAACCAAATTTTGGAAAGAGAGAATGCTCGATTGGCCGAGAGAAAGCAGGCAATTGAAGCCGCCGAAATGGGCCAAAAACGCCTCGTTGATCTGACAACAAGCGCAACACTCCGAAACAAAGCACTCAACAAAATATATGTTGTTATTACGATTGCAGTATTAATATATTTAGGAATACGATTGATGATTAATTCAGGACGTGTTCCCGAAATTGTCACGGATTTAATGTTTATCTTTTTAGTTACAGGAACAACCATCACGCTCGTGAATATGTATTACGACTACAACCGCAGAAACAACATGGATTACAATATGATTAATTTAGGGGAACCAAAACAATTGTCCGGATCTGCTTCTGATTCAAAATCTGGGTCTGCAAATCTCCTGGAATCGCGATTCAATGGATGCGTCAAAGAGGCCTGCTGTCCCGAAGGAAGCACCTTCAATGATAAATTCTCCATTTGTGTTCCGGATTTACCACCCAACGACGGTAAAACACAACCCGGATTCAAATACTTTATTGCATCAAAGAGCTGGGAAGACCCTGTATCCAAATGTGTTTCATTGGACAAATACTCATTCCCCGATTTGGCTTGCAAAGGAAATACGGTTGCCGCATTCACGACCATTGCTGCAACCAGCGACATTGCAAAACCGAACGCCCCGACCGAATTTGTTGATTATAATTTATATAAGTAAAATATAAGGTATGTCGGAAACCGATTACACGAAACAATTAAAAACAGAGAATGACAAATTGGAAGAGGAAATACAAAAAAAACAATCCGAATTGCGCGTATACGACCGTGTCAATTCATACTATACGCAGGACGAGGTTATGTTTATTTATATTCAAAAGTTGATGACAATTTTATACGCGGTCATTTATTTCTTTTTCATGTATTTTCTCTACTCCAACCAGGAAAAATACAGCCGGCCAAAGAGTATTCTCTATTTGGCCATTTTTGCATTGCTGCCCTTCACGTTTCACCTGATTTCCAAATTCGTCTACAAATTGTTTTTGACAATATTGCGCACATTCAATAAAGGAAACGCGGCTTACTTATATTCTACCCCTTTGCTCAATTGATTTTCTGAACTTTGGTACTGATCAACCATTTACGGGTCCAAAGCTAATCGAATTCACCATATTGAGTTTCTCCATGGATTTCTCTAATTCGGTTTGTTTATTAAGTCCATTGAACAGGTAGTCTGTTCCCGGGCTCACCTCATTCTTCTTTATTTGACGATAGATATTATTGATATTGCTTATCGCCAACTCAACCGTTTTTTTATTGGACACCAACTCCACATTTGGGTCAAATTGTTCGGTGCACAGAGAAACAGCAAAATACAACATATATCGCCGTTTTTTGCAACAGGCGTTGGTGTATTGCAGTGAAAAGAGAGATAACAGCGACATCATCGTTTTTTCGAGAAACGGGTTGCCCAGTTCTTTCACGTAGTAGAACAAAGTATCCCAAATAATCCAAACCAGGTCATGCGATAGTTTGCGTTCCACCGTGACAAACTGCCGATTCGCACATGCGCAAACGGTTTTCCGTTTTTTGCAAATGGCTTCAAATTCGAGTATCCATTCAATCCAGTAGCACGCAAACACCGTGTTTTTCTTACCTTTGGAAATGTTGTAGGCGAACTCGTTCATGGGAATATAAATCTCTTTCGGGTCTTCGTCCATAAATACGGGTTTGATAAAATCCACGCTGGGCGCTTTCAGCCGCTCGGTCATTTGCGTCATGTCAAACTCTTCCTCTCTGTTGATTTTAATCACTTCAAAACTGTGTTTTTTAACGGACAAACAGAGAACACAAACCACCTCAGTAAACAAATTGCGAATTGTTTTGTTATTGCGCAAATCCAGCGGTGTTATATAATTGCCGTCGGTAATAATGGTTTTAAAAACGGAATACCTTTTTTCCAGGTAGCAAACCAGTTTTGGATTGCCGAGATGGATATGTTTTGCACAATAATAGAGAATGTTTTCCCAGAGTTCTAGATAATGACCGGCGCAAACGAGTTCTGCGGCCCAATTGCATGCTTGCTCCACCTTTCCATTTAACATACTTGATACAAATTCGGTTTTTACGTCGGTTTTTTTGTAATTTGAAAAACTGATGCCTTTGAATTGTGGCGGCATCCGTATATCATTGATCTCAGAGACGTCCATATAATGAAGGAACTCGGATTGCCTTTAAACCTCTTTAGGGGGAACGTAGTTCCCCTCCCTTATACAGATCAATCGGACGCAAAGCAATGCTAACTTATGTGTTTATGGGTCCATTTGCGCATTTTAAATCTTCACCGGTATAAATGAAAGGAAGGGTATAAACGAAAGGAAGGATTTAAAGGAAACCTTGGTTTCCTTTATTTGTAATATAATATATATAAGATGGATTTATCGTTAGTAATTTTAGGAATAGTTCTCATATTTGTTCTGTATTATTTTTTAAACAAAAGTGGAACCACCGTTTTGTCCAACAAATTGGATTTATCATCCAAACAAACATCAATTCCAATTGACAAAATACCCGACCCTACCTCGCGAAAGTACTCTTATGAAATGTGGATGTATGTCTTCAATTTCCAGGGGTCGGAAGAGTATATAATTTCACGCGCATCGTCCGGCACAGGAAAGAACATTGGAGTCAAATTGGAGAAATCGTCGCCCACATTAAAAATGGACTACACGGCAACTGGAACAGGTACACCCAGCACTACCAAATCCATAACAATCACCGACAATTTCCCTCTTCAAACATGGGTACATTTAATCTTAAGCGTTGATGACAAATACGTAGACATATATATGAATGGAAAACTTATTAAGTCGGTTCAAGACGCCAATATAGACACGCCAAGTGCAACTTCACCCATTGACTATGGTATTACAAATTGCTATTTAGCAAAATTGTCCAGAACTTCGATGGCGACGGATCCGCAAACTGCCTGGAACAATTACAGTGCTGGCAACGGCGAAAACCCGATGGCCAAGTATTTATCTAGTTTTGGACTCTCAATGACTTTGCAGAAGAACAGCCAGGATTTTAGTAAGATCACACTCTTTTAAGGGAACCTACGCAAAGCGCTTCCGCCCTTATGATCCCATACTATTGTTAAAATGATATAATCAACCTGTATTATATCATTGTAAAGGGAAGGTTCAAAAGGACGTAAGAGAAGCTTTGCTTCTCTGAATCCGTAAGTTTCCTTTATATTTATAAGATTATAGTATAAATCATGTTTCAAGAACAACAAGGACAACAAGCCCAGAATACACAATCCGCCAGTATTATTCCAAACGCCGAAGCCGTTACGGGTGGTATTACCAATGCATTTAACAGTATTTCGAACACGATCGCCGAAACCAAAAACTCCGTAAATCAATCAATGGACCAGTTTTCGTCTACAAACGCCGTAGATGCCGGCAAAGAATTTCTCCAGTCCAACTCACTCATTGCCAAATTTGGCTTCATCATTCTGGTATTGTTTGGATTTTTATTCCTTTTTCGAATTGGAATGATTTTGATTTCCAGCCTAATGTCTCCCGTGTCTTCGCCATATTTAGTAAAAGGTCTGATTAGTGGAACGGAAGCAGTTCGCGTGCAACAAGACAGCCGAACTTCCAACCCAGTTGTGAATTATTCGGAAAACCAAAGTGCTGGATTGGAATTCACATACAGTGTTTGGATTATATTGAATTCCTCCAATAACGACGGCAAGTATTCGCACATATTCAACAAAGGTATTGTTGACGGAAACACCATTGCAACCACGGGTGTAAATGGGTTAAGCAATGCGCCAGGGTTGTATGTTAAGGGGAACAGCGACGGAACCAACACCCTTCGTGTGTATATGGATACATTTAGTAAAACCGGTCCAATTTCCAATATTGACGACCAGCGAACCACCATGGATATCAGCGGCATTCCATACAATAAATGGGTGAATGTCATGATTCGCGCGCAAAACCGCATTTTAGATATATACGTCAATGGCGTATTGACCCAACATAAAGATTTGGGCTACGTGCCGAAACAAAATTTTGGCGACGTGTACGTGTGCCAGAACGGCGGGTTTTCCGGAAAATTGTCCGATTTGCGGTATTATGCAAAGGCGCTCAACGTCTTTGAAATCAACGGTGTCGTTGGCTGGGGCCCCAATTTGTCCACCAGCCCGTCTGCTTCGGGGCAATCCAATACGGATGCTTCTTATTTGTCGTATATGTGGTATCGGGCTACACAATAGGGAAAACCGTAGGCTTTCCCAAACCCCCTCCTTAAAGAAAACCTACGGTTCAACAAGTTTACGCCTATGACCTTTCCCTTAATAAGAAAACCTACGGTTCAACAAGTTTACGCCTATGACCTTTCCCTTAATAAGAAAACCTACGGTTCAACAAGTTTACGCCTATGACCTTTCCCTTAATAAGAAAACCTACGGTTCAACAAGTTTATGCCTATGACCTTTCCCTTTAAGGAGGGGTCAAAGGGGAACCATGGGTTCCCTTTATTTAATATCGCAATCAATATTAAATAATGTCTGACAAAACGGTTTGCACAACTGCAACCAATCTTCGCAATTCACTGGTATTTAACGTGGCTGGAACGCGATACACACCAGTCAATCCATATTTGAACGGTTATACACAAACTCAATTGGATATGCGTCGCAAAGCGGAAATCCTCCAATACAACAAATCATCCAATGGTAAATCATCCAAAAAGGATAAATTCGTGACTGCGGTCAAGGGTTCTCTCCAACGTCGCACATTTTCATCGTATTATTTGAAAGCTGTTCAGGATGGCGCTGAACAAATATGTCCCAGCGATATTCTTATCCCCACATTGACCACCTCATCGGACGTGCCCGGTCCTCCAATGTATTTGAACTACGACCCGACCATCCCTCTCTACAACTACAATTCAAACCAACAATCATATGGTATACAAAATACCCAAGGTGCTGCATTCTGGTTAACAAATTACGAGACGGATATAATCGACGACAACAATCCGCAAATATTCACACTGAATATTCAACCAGCCATTGATAGCAACAATTATAGTTTCACATTCACCACTTCGGTAAGTCTCTACATATCTGGATATAATACCGCGCATCCAGGTGCCGACGCAAGCGGTACCTACAAATTAAACATTCCGCCCCAGAATTTGAGCTTAACCGTTATGTATGGTGGCGAGCAAGTGCAATTAACTCGTAATCCAACAATAACGTATTCGCCGGGATTTTTAATGGACGTATCCGGGTATGTTTTGACAAGAGCAACCGCAAACCAATTCAGCGGGGATATTTATATGGGCAACATAACATTTTCAAATATTTTGCTAAGCACCTCGAATAAAAACACGTATGATTTTTTTGTTCAATATATTCCGAGTTATACAATTGACGACAAAATCGATAATTTTTCTGTCAAAATTAAAACCAACCGTTCATCCAATTCGATAAAACTGGTGGAATCGGGATTGAAATTTTTAACACCTGCATCCACTGACACAATAACTACGTTTAGTTTAAATGGTACTCCAATATAGGGAAACCTACGGTTAAGGCACTCAAAGGGTGCCGACGGTCGGACGCTTCGCTTCTGTCCCCTATTTTGCTTCGCTTACCCCCTTCCCTTAGTATAGAATTTTGTATCCAAATCTTTCATGCTATGCGCATTGTGAAGCGAAGCAGATCGTAGTTCTCCTAAGGGGATCGTAGTTCTCCTAAGTGGTATTCCAATATAAATAGTTTGTCTCTAATTTCTTGTATCAAAAATTGGTTCAAATCAAAAAACAATTCGTCTTCTCTGTTAATCAACGAATAAATCGCCAGTTCAAATACCGTCATTACGCATTTAAACTTGGTATCCAATGCATAATCATATTTATTGTGATCACGCTCTTCCTGGATAACCCGACTGTCGAAAAACGTACAGGGATTCTGGAAAAATAGTTCGCATTTTGCGCAGTCGCCATACAATTCGTGCATTCTGTCAATTTTGGTTCGCGCATCTTCACCCACACGCAAATATTGTTCATAGACGGTCGCAAGGCTGGCCATCAATTTGTCGTAGTTATTCTTAATTTCAAAGAATTTGACACCGCCATTTACCACGATTTGGTTCAACCAGTTCAGATCGTAGCGAATCGTTCGGTCGATTTCATATTTCTTTCTCTCCATTTGTGTCTCTTCATACTGTTTGATCATTTTTCGGTAGTAGTCAACATCGTATTCGATGTTTTCTCTGCATTCGTAATATTGATAAACGCGATGTTCTTGCTGTTCCAACCCGTAAGAAAAAAACTTAATGGCTTCGGAGATTTCGGATTTCGCGGATTCGGACAATAATAAAGTGTTGTATCTTCCTCCACGGACGTTCTCTACGCCGTGTTTGCGCATATATGTGTGGACATAGCCATCTACTTGCCATGACTCAACGCCCTCCTGAATGCGGTTGAGTCGAACAATTGGATTGTTTTTTACAATTTCCTGGTAAACAAACGCGCATTCGTTCATTCCAAAGACATCATTGTCCAATTCAACTTTGGGATAGAGGAGTTGTTTTCCGTCTTTCAGTTCATAAACGTAAATGTTGTACGGCATTTTATAAATTTTAAATAAATAAATGTTTATATTTGTTTATTTAAAGTGTTCAATGACGAACTTTTGATACTAACATGTTTTTTACAGGAATGCGTAAATATAAATTATTATATAAAATGTAAAAAATGAAAATAAAAAAGAATAAAAATAAAAAGAAGAATATTTTTGATAGTATATATGTAATGGTATATCCCGGCTCACGCTGTTTATCCAATTTTATTAGTTTTATTATTTTTTTTGCAAGTCTCATACTAAACGAATCCTGCCAATTGTGTTGATTTTCAGTCTCTGGAAATAATTGATAACATAATGGTGTGTAATAACAGTATCGTTTTAATAAAAAACAACTCTTGTTTAAATAAATATCAATATCCTCAATTTTATCAATATCATTCATCAATGTTTTTCTTATTTTTTCCGTGTATATATTTGCATGGCAACCTCCCGACTTTAATAACATATTGTGATCATCAAACATTTGTATTTGTATAATTGGAATAATTCCTAGGCAATAAATCAATTCATCATTTTGGTTATCTTTTAAAAAAGTATTTAAACTATTAATCACGTTTTGTTCCTTGATGTTTTCATTGAAACCAAAATCATCCTCTAAAATTAATATATTTTTATATTTTTCTTTTTCTGCGTGTTGAAATATTTGAAAATTTGCATCTACTAAATCGAGGTTTGATTTATTAATGTGTTTTGATTTTTTGCATTTCTTAAACCCTTCGTTAAATAGTATGTAAATGGTTTTGGTTGGTTTATATTTTTCGATTTGACTTACAATCTCTTTGTATCTTCCATTGTTTTTTAAATGTATAATATAGGTTGCATCCACGCTTTTATCCAATAATCCTTCGTCAAAACTATATTTTTTAAATTCATAACAATTGCTATTCATATTGTATTCTATAAATAATATGAATAAATTATTATACGCCTCGCCAATTACACACGTGGTTGCGGTGGCGGCAACAAGCACTGGTCCTGGGTGGGATACACTTGTCCTGACAGGCACTTGTCGTAATCATTTACGGAAATGCATCCGCGTTTGCCTTCGTATTCGCCGACCAAACACCATCCCGATTTGCCCGACGCAATCGGTTTCTGGATGGGGTTCTCTCCCGGGGTCGGTGCAGGTTGTCCTTGTGCAACCGTGTTAACATTGAGCACATTGTCTAAACTATTGGTGGCTCTGGAATCCACGTGTGCTCTGCTCGCATCCTTCAAAATGGTTCCGACCGATTGCAGAGACCCTTCGGCGATGTCTACGCCAGTTTTCGCCACATCGCCGACTACGTCGGCGGTTTTATTGAGGATTGAGCCAGTGGTGTATCCAAAAATGGAGAGAATCTGCGAAACCAATGGTCCCAAAATAGAAACAATTGATTTTACAAAATCACCCAGAATAGTTAGAATATTTATGCCTAAAAACGAGAGAGAAAGCAATACCAATAGAACAATGATGATGGTTTTATTGTCAATACCACCAGTGGAATTGGAATTCATAATTGGTTGTTGTAGTTGGTCCATAATAATATATAAGTAAATAATAATTTAGCTGATTCTCTTTATTTGTAAGAAAAAACATATAAAATGTTTTTTTTAAATAATAAATAAATGGAACACGTATTCGAAAACAACATCACGTGGGATGAAAACAATTTATTATCACACAAAAAAATGTGGGAAAAACAGAGAAACCTGGTGTTAATCATGGCCGGCGGACTCGGCAAACGGATGAACTCGGATTTGCCAAAAGTATTGCACGAATTGAATGGATTGCCGCTGATTGTCCATGTTGTTAAATCCGCGTTGCACATGGATGCGACTTCTATAATCTATATTATTGTTGGTAAATACAGAGAGCAAATAGAGAAGGCCATTAATGACCATTTTATGAAGACGGATTCTATCCGGTACATAAACCAGCCCGAACCTTTGGGAACAGGACATGCGATCCAGTGTTGTCTTCCGACATTGAAAGAGTATTTCCCAGATTCGCGGGTACTTATTTTGTCGGGGGATGTGCCCCTTTTCAGCACACAGTCGATGAGAGAAGTTATGAAAAATCGTTGTTCCACCATTGTTTGTACCCAGATGGAAGACCCGCATGGCTACGGCCGCATTATCCATGCCCCCATTCGAATTGTGGAGGAAAAAGACTGTTCGGAGGAAGAGAGACGGGTGAAATTGGTGAATTGCGGAATTTACGCATTTGAAAACGAGTTTTTGTGGAAGAATTTGCCCAAAATAAACAATGAGAATGCGCAACATGAATATTATTTGACGAGCATTTTTTCGGGAGGAGAAGAAGAAATCAAAATTTTTGAGATACCTGCAGAGAAACAGTATGAAGTGTGTGGAATCAATACTCCAGAACAGTTGGAAGAAATGCGTTCTAAAACAGTTTAATATTTAATCTGTTATAATAAATAGATGGGTCTTCTTTTTGAATCAATATTGTTATTTAGTTTAGCCGTTTTAATCATTTTGGTTGGAATGTTGGTATACTATTTCAAGAAACGCATTGTGGACATTGAGCATAAAAATGCCAAATGTTTTGAAATTGTGCAAGATGTCTATATGCAACAGATGCAATTGAAGAAGGATGTTTTTGCCGTTTTGTTCCGAGAGCAGGAAGAGGTTTTTACACAAACGCAGGAGGATCGAGAACAGGTGGTTAAGGAACGTATTCGCGTGGAATTGTCGGAATCGGAAGACGAATCGGATGATGATGAATCGGATGATTCGGATGATGATGAATCGAATCATGATGAATCGAATCAAAAGATAAAAATCGTGAATGTAGACCTCAGCTATCCAGAGGAGTGCGACATCAATATTGATGAAGAATCCGAATCGGAAGATGAAATCATAGATGAACCCGAAACCGAGGTTGTTTCTCTAATTAACCAAGAAAACATTGTTGTGAATAAGGTGGAAGATACCAGAAAATCCGTTTCAAAAGAAGACCTGCAAAAAATGTCGCCGGCAACTTTGAAATCCTTGATCATTTCAAAGGGGGGTAATGCAGAGACCGTTAACAAGCTGAAAAAGAAGGAACTTGTTGATATGCTAAGGGAACTCGTCGGTTCAGATTAGCTTACATCTTTTTTTAAATAATCATTACATCTTTATCGGTAAAGACGTAATAAATGCACAAAAGAAAAAGGAAGGGGTCGTAGGGGTAAGGGCAAAGCCCGACAGTTGGCACCCAAAGGGTGCCTTAACCGTAGTTCCCCTACTCATAATCCCATACTAAAAAGTTAAAATAAAACACTACAATGTTTTATTTTATATAGTTTCCCTTAAAGGGAAGGGGTCGTAGGGGAAAGGGCAAAGCCCGACAGTTGGCACCCAAAGGGTGCCTTAACCGTAGGTTTCCCTACTCATAATCCGAGATTTGAAACGAATGCATCTTGTCATTGGATATAGGCAACGGTTTGAATATGTTTTTCTCTCCATCAATCATAATCATAGTCGCGTTGTATTCCATTTTGTTTTTAATGCACCAATTCACACATTTTTTGATATTGGTTTTCATATAAAAGTTGATTTTGTCCGTTTTGTACCGGTTCTCAATGAGCGCCAATGTGGTGTAAATATTATCAATCTGCATTTGACCAATTACGGAATTGCACTCTTCCAGTTTACTGTAATAAAACATCGGGATTTTGACACCGTTGAAAAAACTCCGGATAAAACTGGCGTTATCATCACTGCACACATTCTCCATCATTTGTTCAAAAATGGGCGCATACAATTTGCTATCGGAATACAAAAAGTTGATGCAGACCAAATACCGTTCTGAGTTTGCATACCGGCTCGTATTGGGTTTCACTACATAGACCTTTTCATACATGGTTGACAGCAAATAAATGAGCTCCGCGGTTGCCTTGTAAAAACAGTCAAATGATTTGAGAACGAAACACCCGCCTTTTTTTTGCATACAGACCGCATATGCAATTTGGCCAAACAAAAGTCGCGTAATATTGATTTCCTGGCTGTTAAAGTCCGACGAAAAATCAAATCCTCCGTCGCCCGTAATCAATTCGCATTTGTTCTTGTATTTGGCGGTAACGTGTTTGAAATTCTCCAAATTCAATATATTACCGGTTGCGTCGGCGCCCTTTTCCAAAACAACATTTGGGTGTTGTTTCAAAAAATTGGCGGTTTTTTTCCACCCGGGCACTTCTGCGTCGGCCGGGTCTTCGATGGTCATGCCATAATACTTGTCCGCTGGATTGTTGCGGTAATTGGAAACGGCTTCGATGAATCCACCGGGTCCTTCCGCCAATGCGAACATTTCAATGGGGGCAACCGATTCAAATGCGGGAAAACTGAAGGTGTTCATGATTTCAATCATTTTGAAATAGGCGCGCGAAATGGGTTTGTACCTGCAAACACTGGTCTTCGGTGTGTTGGTGTAAATGTATTCGTACGGATTTGTGTATTTTTTGTTCGTATTCCATTCTTCGCCACAATCGGAGATTTTTCCCTTGATTTCAGTCAAATAGTGGTTCAGAGAATACAACATAAACGGCAATGGCTTATCCTGACTGTTTGTTATTTTTAATTTATCGAATATATTGATTCTGTTGATGCTGGGTAATAAAACAAAAATCATACTAACTAATACAATTTGGTAAATTGTATTTATGTTTTTTTCTTATAACTAAAGGAAACCTACGGTTTCCTTTTGAACCTTCCCTTTATAAAGAAGTGGTCATTAAGCCATCGGACGTAAGCAAAGTGTCGCATTATATCATAAAAGAAGTTTTGCTTCTTGTAATATCTTGGTTTCCTTTATCGTAAAATTGAAAAAATATTATATATTCATTTTATACGCATAAAATATATAAACAATTAATACAACACTAGTAAAATGAACTTCACTTCCAACCAATACTCCAAGTACAACAACAGATCGTCGAACAACGACTCACCTAGAAATGACTATCGGTCTTCGAACAACAACCGGTCTTTCAACGAGAGACCGAACAACGAAAGGCCGAGCAACGAAAGGCCGAGCAACGAAAGGCCGAGCAACGAAAGGCCGAGCAACGAAAGGCAAAGACCCGCGCCATTCTGCCCAATTTGCAAAAAGAACGGAAGACCCGAATCCGAGTACAATTCGCATTTTATCCGCGAGACATCTGACGAAAACAGTCCAATTACATGCCCTTTCATACTAAGTATGGAGTGCAACCATTGCGGAGAAAAGGGACATTTGGTTGCCAAATGCCCGCACAAGAAGTGTGTTTACTGCAACGAGACCGGACACACAGTTTCAAGATGCAATGCGGCACCCAAGGCCGAAATTGACCGATTCCTGGATGAAAGACATCAAACCTACGTGAATCGCGAACAAAGAAGAGACAATATTTTCCAAAGATATCATCAACAACAACAGCCACCACCGCCAGTAGTTGTTGCACCATCGATAGTAGATATGTTTGCGGACGCGCCGTCGTTGTGCAAGAAGCCAACCAAGGTTTCAGAAACACCTACGATTCGCTATGCAACCGTTGCAGAGATCGCGGCGCCTTTGGTACAGCCGGTTTATAAGAAACCGGAAAAGGAAATTGAATATGATGAGGACTATGACAGCGAAGATGAATATGTGGTAAATATAGAGAATAATTCGCTCGCATCAGATAGTACGAGTGATGACGAAAACTCATGGTAAGATAAGGGGTAAGCGAAGCGGAACTCGTCGTTCCCTTATGAACCCATACTACAATAAGAATTTAAAGGTAATTTATAGTTTTTTTTAATATGGGATCATAAAGGAACGACGAGTTCCCTTAATAGTATGGGATCATAAGGGAACGACGAGTTCCCTTAAGGGAAGGTTCAAAAGGAAACCGTAGGTTTCTTTTAAAATAGTTTAAAGATATTTGCATATATACAATTAAAATGAAGGAAATTCAGGAATATATATGGCTGGGAGGAAACGGCGAATTCCGAAGCAAAGTAAAAGTTGAGGAACACGGTTATCCAATTACCGAGTGGAATTATGACGGATCGTCCACCGGTCAGGCATCCGATTCCGGAAACACCGAAATTAATTTAAGACCAGTGTATAAATGTATAAACCCGCTAGCCAACCCAAATAGCCAATTCAAATCAACGTTGGTGTTGTGTGAAACCTATGATTCAAATGAAAAATATTTTAGTGAAAGACACAACGCTGTCCAGATTTTCAACCAAAATCGTGATGCAAAACCGTGGTTCGGTCTGGAACAAGAATATTTCTTTTCAACCACGCCGACCAATATATTTTTCGATAAAAAAGAGGAGCAGGGCCGGTTCTATTGCGGAGTCGGATTGCCCGCAATCCAGCGAAAAATCGTGGAAGAGCATTTGGACGCGTGTTTGACTGCAAGAATCCAAATATCCGGAACAAATGCGGAAGTCGCGCCCAACCAATGGGAGTTTCAAATCGGTCCTTGCGAAGGAATTGCCGCAGCTGACCAACTATTAATAGCCCGGTATTTATTGGAGCGAATCGCCGAGAAACACGGACTTTTCATTTGTTATGAGCCAAAACCTTTTTCCAATTACAATGGTTCTGGGTGCCATGCCAATTTTAGCACAGTTGGAATGAGAGATCCGGGTGGAATCAGTGAAATCGTGGATTGCATGGCCAAGTTGGAATCCGCACATCAAGAACATTTGGCAATTTACGGAAACGACAATGAAATGCGATTGACGGGGAAACACGAGACGTCTTCCATGGACAAATTCACGTATGGATATGGAACACGGAACACATCGGTGCGCATTCCGAACCAAGTGGTCAAAAACGGATGCGGATACTTTGAAGACAGGCGACCTGCGTCCAATATGAACCCCTATCTGGTGACATCGGCCATTTTCAAAACGTGTTGCCTTTAAAGGAAACCGTAGGTTTCCTTTTGAACCTTCCCTTATACTCTCCTTTATACGCATGGGATCATAAGGGGATTGCAAGTTCCCTTAAAATAAATTCATAGTATATATTATGAATTTATGTAGTTGTTCAATCTTAGTTTTATTGTATATTGTAATTTTTGGATTGAACAAATTCAATCTATACCATCTCGAAACGAAATCGGAAAAATTCTACCAAAAAAAGGAAAACCATAAAAAGGTCCAGGATATTTTCCACAGTATTTTACCGCACATTCCGGATTTCGAATACGCGTCCGATATTTTAACACTTTTGGTATTTGCGTACCTCGCAATAATGAATTTTGAACAATTCTATCAATTGGGCGGGCTCATTTTTACGCTCGTGCTTCTGCGCCAGTTCATTATTCAAATGACAATTCTCCCAAAAAATGAAGTGTGCGACATAAAAGACACTTCTATGTTTCGCGGCGGGTGTTATGATAAAATATTTAGTGCACATTTCGGAATTACCTTTTTATCAACATTAATTCTTTTTGACAACGGACTTATTAACAAATTGGTTGCAATACTCATCAATTTTGTCAACGGATTGTTTATTCTTTTAAGTCGAAACCACTACACCATTGACATTATTGTATCCATTTTTGTCGTTATCATCATCTACCAAAACAACCTGAATATTTGCGCGTATTTGGACAAACAGTTGGACAAATATTTATAATAATACGTATATAATATATTATAATCAAAATGTCCAAAGATATAAAAGTCGGAAATAAATTACCAGACTACTATGATGACCCGGTTGATATTTTTTATAAAAAATACATTGATATCATCAACCCCCATTTCAAGGCGGCGGGTATGACGCCAAATATGATAACCACCATATCATTGGTGTTTGGTCTACTCGCCTGTTATTTGTATTATAAATCGTACTACATTTCTGCCGCGTTGTCATACATAGTATCCTATTTTTTCGACGTCATGGACGGATACTTTGCCAGAATATATAACATGGGAAGCGTCTTCGGAAGTTATTACGATTCCATTTCGGACAATGTTGTCGTTTTATTATTGTTCATTTTGTTTTACAAAAAAACCAGCATAAGTTTACTGGCAAAGCTGACAATAATTTTTATACTCGCAATATATGCAGTTGGAACGGCATACCAAATGTCTTGCCAGGAAAAGTATGTTAAACAAACCAATGAACAACACGCGAGCGAAGGGCTTGCATTTTTAGATAATGTCAAATGTTCCGATTTCGAAAATATGAGATATAGTCGGTTTTTTGGAACAGGCGTGTCAACTTTGGTTATTGCGGTAATCATTGGATTCCACATTTTCCTAACAAAATAATAACTGTCTCCAATGTATATGAAAATTATTTACACTGACGGTATTTTTGATTTATTCCACCGAGGACATTTGGAATATATCAAATGTTGCAAAGAGACGTTTGAAGACGCGTTTTTAATTGTCGGAATCGTGAACGACAAAGACGCAACCGGATACAAACGACCGCCAATTTACTGCGAGAACGACCGGTACGAGATTATTAACAATATCAAATACGTGGATAAAATTGTCAAAGATGCGCCCTTAATCATTGACGAAAAATTCATGAACGAACATCAAATCGATTACGTCATTCATTCTTTTGCCAATGAAGCCGATGCGGAAAAACAACAGGAGTTTTTCAAAGTACCTATAATGCTCAATAAGTTTATGAAAATCAAATATTACAGTTCCATATCCACAACGGATATCATTAAAAAAATTAAAGACACCACTTCATAATACGTTTTGCACTTACAAAATGTATTGTTTATAACGGCAAAGATTGTTAAATCGCCTCGTACTTATGCAAACGAACCTTTCGTTTCAGTTTTTGTATAAACATCGTCGGTTTCTTCAATGCTTCTTTGACCACCTCTTCGAATGCGTCTTTGTCTTCAATTTGACCCGATTTTGCAAAAACTTTGTCCGCTTTGACATCGTGGATTTTTCTGAAAATAAAGTATCGGTTCAAGAACGAGATTTCCTTTTCTTCCCTCGACATATTTTGTGCCTCGCCATATTGTGTGCGATTGGTCTCTTTCATCATTTGCCGGAACAAATCTTCAAACAACCCGCTTCCCGATGGAAACCCCATTGCTTTGGCTTCTTCCAAACCAATCAATTTGAACCCGTAATCATCCATTAGCCGAACCAGGTAATCAAAATTCACCAAAAACTCGGTTGCATACTTATTGATGGATTCCTGGTAAACACTGATTGGATACCCAGCACTCGTTTCGTCCTCTGGAAACCCAGTTTGTTTGTATTTTTTCTGAATATCAAATATCATCTTTCCTTCCACGTGGATTGAGTAGTTCTCCTGATTCGCCAGTTTTTTGAAAACGGTCTGGCCGTCATAACATGTTCCAATAAAATACCCGCCCACTTTGGTGCATTCCGAGACATTTCGCAGGAAACCGTGCAAAACAGTGTTGTTCTCAAACATATAATGGATCGCAAACTGACACGAACTTACGTTGAATCCGCGAACACCAATTCCCTGACTTCGGGTCACCGCTTTTCCGAGTTGTTCTTTGGTTGAATTGCCTAGAATGGCTTTGGCTACCGCGCGTTCGTTGTCTTTGAAGAATGCGGATCCGTCTCTAATATTCAATTTACTGTCTCCTGGAATAAATATCGCATCAAATACGCGCCGATTCTGTTTGCGTTCGTTCAAATATCTCGCACAAACACCGTCATTCTGGTTGTAAATGTTGTCGGTTGCAACGTCGATTCCCAAAACGAATTTCAGTTTCGCCAGTTTCCATTTTGAAATGTCGCCGCCCTTTCCGACCGCATAATCAATCAACGTATCTTCCGGTTTTGCCACGCCAACAATCAATCGTTTCTTCACATACAAATTGTGGAAATTTCGCAATCCCTGTGTATAACTGATGTCGGATTTCGCCTTATTGTAGTAGACATCGTCGTTCGTATCTTCGCGTGGAATATTTTGGCCGCGCAACATTTCTTCAGACACCGGATAATGAATGGATTTCCAATTGTCGTTGGCTACGTGGTACGCGTTTCCGTAGTTTTTGCTTCCATTTTTAAATTCATAGGTCTTGTCATGACGCACCCGGAGCGGCACCCATATTTTGTTCGGCAAATCGTAGCTGAATTCCACAATCATATCTTTATCGAATATTTCGCCGGATTCGGTCATCATTTTTCCATTGGTTATATCAATGTTTGCAAAACACGCGACGGGGTCATACGGCGCGTTCGGGATAAACGGCACCGCAACATAAGTTTCTTCGTTGTCATTTTCCGAATTCATCTTTGGAATATTATCATCCAATAAATCTTGAAAGGGGTTCATAATCATGTGCGTTTTTTTATTGAACCCGCACCTCAATTCGATGGTTCGGTACTGGTGGACCAAAGCCCCATCCATATTAAACCCGTCAATAAACTTGTTATGAATCACTTCTTTGTCCGCCTTATACGCAACTAAGAAATCAATCGTGTTGAATGCAGGCGGTTTCCACTTAAAGGATAAGGGCCACGTGATTTTCTCCATTTTACTGGTTTGTCCCGGCGCCATTCCGCCGACCCCCGTATTGACTGGCGTAAAGATGATACCGTCGGTTTCATATGGATAAGTGGCGTCATTCAACTTGGCGAGCAGTTCCGAACACACGTTGAAAATGGATTTGGTCGCGGTCGGAAAATAAAACATCTTTGTTCCAATTTCAATATCTACTGTTCCGTCTTTAATGACGGACCGCATCTTTCGATTCATGGCTTGAACGATTTGGGTCAGTATGGGGTATCTGTGTTTCGCCAATACTTCTTTGGTTATCTCAATTGCATCATTTACCCAAAAGTTTAAATTTCGCACGGATTCGCCTTTCACGAAATAAATGTCAAACGCGGCGTACGTGTTTTTATATTTTCGCTCTTTGTCGTGCAGAATGTTTTCGCCATCAATCAATGTGTTTCCGAAGTCAGCTCGGTCGACTATGCAACCCGTAAATTGCACGCGCATATTGGTGTCAATTAAATAGACACGACCTTCTTTGTTAATGAACATCAATTTTCGATCGCCATCTGCTTTGTCGGTTGCGCAATAATTTTTGCGAAGATTGGGTTCTGCCGAATTCTCGTTTTCCACGATGTTTTTCAACTGGAGCGTGCACGAACTGGGACCGATGAAATCGCGCGTCAAAATGCGCCTGGATTGGTAGTCCTCGCCGTGAATCAATTTCATGTACGCATTGAGAACCGCGTCTTGTTCCAAATACGGAATTGGATACTTGGTCTGTTGCAACCCGCCCAAAACGATTTTAATAACACGCTGGAGTTCGACGATAATTTTGTCAATATCATTGTAATGCGTTCCGGGTCCAACCCGCGAGTTTATGATTTCCAACTCAATTTCGCACACTTCTTGATTACTAAATAATCCCGATTCCTGAATCGTGTATTCGGGAATCATGATGTTGTTTGTGGTTTTTGAAGTGCGCAGAATACTCAGGTCAACTGCAATCGGAGATTGCGCGGTTTCAAACCGGATGCGATTGATTAAACGATATGTTTTTTTAGACTCGCTCCATGTATCAATGATTTCTTTGACTTTTTCACTGGTTTGGTTCGTCGCGTGATAATCCGTCTCTAAATTGAACGACACATTGAAATTGAAATCTTTGTTTTCTATTTTTTTAATGGCCATTTCGCCATTTTTGCCCGGGGCTTTTTGCGTGAATTTGATTTTTTTAGTATGTTCTTTGATTTCGAGGATTTTTTTGAAATTATCGTCATTTTCGCAGTATTGATGTATCACGTCGGACCCGCACAATTCAGTTCGAATATTGGACATTTGCATTGCACCCGTGTCGGCTTTATATTGTGTTTGGATACGCAACATATTTGTTCCATTTGTGTTTTGACATTTAAATTCGCACGCCATCAGTCTGGAAATCACATTGTCGTAATCATTTTTGCTGAAGAATTTTTTATTGTATGGTTTAAATCTTACTTCCAGTTCTTCAATCATAAATGTGCGAGTTGCTTTATTGTCTTTTCCCCCCATCAAATGGGCTAAATAATGCATTAGCATTTGTTGTAAATCTTTCTTAAAATCCGACGATGAACTCATTATATTAGTTAATTATATTATATTTAGATTTCTTTTTAAATATAATATTTCTATCAATTTTAGGGGAACTACGTTCCCCTATGACCCCTCCTTTACAAAGGGAACTCGTCGTATTCGGCGAAGCTTACGCCTTTCGGAATCCATACCATACAAAAAACGTTGGTTTTTTGAGGTTAAAATTAAATTCGTTCCTTTCGGAATCCATACAAAGGAAACTGTAGGTTTTTGAGATAAATTAATTGAAATGTTTTTATGTTGACAATACCATTTTCTTTTAGATCATTGAAGATTTACAATAACACCCCCTACGGGGTTCCGCTTCACTTAACCATTTTAAATCTTCACCTGTATAAAGCAGAACCTTTTGATAAGTAAAAATTGATTTAAAATTATCCATTTATATTATAACATAATAGTTATAACAATGGATAATTTAAAAACAATTGGTCAATTTATAAATTATATGAGAAGCTATGATGTAGAACAACAAATAACTATAGAAAATTTTATGTCATATTACATAAATAAGTATAGAGGGTTTGGAAAACGCAATTGTAAATATACATATGATAATGAATTAAAAAATGATACAACAGGTGAATTGCATAAATTAGCTCTTATTGGGTTTGAATTTGAAAAACAAATACACGATGAACGCGAATATAAAAAATCTCTTAAGAAATGTAAAAAATAAATATATTACACCGACCGTAAAGAAAAGAGTCTAAGAGAAACCGTCAGTTTCTTTTACTTGGTTACCCTATTTATGATCGCCGAAATTTTGCCTTTGATTTTCTTGATTTTCTTGATTTTTTTTTCCTAATTGTTTTTCTCTTTCTTAACTTTACACCTTTACCTATGTCTACCCATGTTATCTTTCCGGACTCCAAACGATCTATTACAATTTCTTCTTGTTTCTTATCACCCAATTTAGCATTTACAAAATTGCTTGCCATTGATTTTTCATCTGCAACTAGGCTTGCCATTGATTTTTCATCTGCAACTGGACTTTCATTGCTGTTTGTTTGAGAAATGGATTTTTTAAAAATAGTGTCGTCAGAATAATGAGGTTTAATTTCATATGTTTCATTAAAACCTAGTTTTCGATAAATTGCTTCAACTCCAGCCAACGCTTCTAGGTAAGAATTCTCAATTTTAAATGAGCCTTTTCTATTAAACTTTTTACACATTGCTAAAACCAATCGTAATAAGGCTGAACCACCTTTAAATTCATTTACTTGATCACTACATAATGCTTCAACCCAAAGACTAAAATTTTCGGATTTTCCCGATATATCTGTTTTTATAGAAAATGTTATTAAAAAAGCCACAATGTCCTTATCACCATCCTTTGTTAATGCAAAAAGTGTAATATAATTTGGCGTTTCTTTAATAGCATATTCTGTGCCCATTTTAGATATGGAATTCTTACAAAAATTATGATCTAAATCAATTTCATATTCTCCTGTACTGGTTTGTTGTAAATTAGTAGACCCTCTGTTTGGTTGATTTACCATTGGAGGAAACGTTGTTTCGACAATTGGAACGTTTATTTTTATTCCATTATTTAATGTTATTTCTTTTTCCGTTTGTGATAATATAAAATTTTTTAATTCAATAATTTTTGGATCCGTCGTATCTGGACTTACATAAACAATTAAACCTTCTATATTTTTAAATAGAGAATTTGGACCTGCAACAGACATTATATATTAACTATATAAAATAAAACATTCCAAAAATATTCTTTTACTTTGTTACCCTATTTATGGTCGCCGATAATTTGACCAGAACTTTCTCATAGTATTCCGGTTTTTTCATTTCTGCGTCTTCACCTAAAACCGTTTTGTAAATATTCCGCAGTTCGTCTGTTTTGTAATTTGAAACTCCGGACAGAACCTTTTCATAATGCTGGATGTGAAAAAACGCATCTTTCTTATCCA